GTCGCGGTCGTTGTCGTGGTCGCGATCGTTGGCGGGGTCGTGGTCGCGGTCGCGGTCGTTGTCGTGGTCGCGATGGCGGTCGGGGTCGGGGTGGCGGTCGGGGTCGCGGTGGCGGTCGGGGTCGTGGTCGAGAAAGATGCCTAGGTCGATGCCTAGGTCGAGGTCGTGGTCAGGGTCGTGGTCGCGGTGGCGGTCGGGGACAATACTATGACTCAATCGTTGCTGCGTATAGGCTATGAAAATTCTAAATCGCGGTCGTGGTCAGGGTCGCGGTCGCGGTCGCGGTCGTTGTCGTGGTCGCGATCGTTGGCGGGGTCGTGGTCGCGGTCGCGGTCGTTGTCGTGGTCGCGATGGCGGTCGGGGTCTGGGTGGCGGTCGGGGTCGCGGTCATGGCCGTGGTCAGGCTAAATACCCTTGAGGTAATTTTCAATCACTTCGTCAGGGGATTTTTTCGGGTCTTCCTTCCTTCTCTCTAGCTTCAACCCATCTTCAGCCAATCTCTCTTTTAGTTCTGCAATCTTTTGCTTTCTTCTCGCAAGGTCGATTAGAGCAAGACCCGTTGCAAAGAGGATCATCTTTGCAAAGGCTATCACTTTCAAGGTTAGGTCTACTGAAGACACAGCTTTCTTTGCATCTACAGTCATGACACTTTTTCTTCTGGGGGAGAGATTGAGAGTTGAGAGATTTTCTCCGCTGTGACAAGCTTAGGCTCTCCGTATCCAAATTTACCCAAAACAACACCCAGAAACCAAGCTACTTCAGATAGGCCGCTTGCTGCTTTCTTCAAGGACTCTTTCGCGGGGCTTGCATTGTCCAGAGCATCGGAAGATCTGGTCAAAACTTCAGCGATGGCTCTTAGTGAGAATTGGACTATCGCGCCAAAGGCTAGAAGTTTCCCAAGCTCAGGCCAGGATGACAAAATAGCCGGGAGATCGAAAGACCCGCCAAGAGCTATATCTGACACTACAAGCATTGTCCAAAGAATCCAAATCATGAAAAAAGACATTCTGAAAACCCTCCTAACCAGGGAGTCTTTCTTTTTCAAATCGGTACATAGCGTCAATTTTTGAATCCAAATTGTGAAAGTTTCTTGATTGGTCAGACATGAGGTGGTGATAGGATTTAACATATTCCTCGCAAGTTCTGACACAAGCTCTCAAATATTCGATTTTTTGTTCAAGGCTTTTAAGGTCTATAGCAACATTACTATTTTGAATGGATTCAACCAAGTCTTCTACTCTGCAAAGTTGAGAGAAAACTCTCTTCAATAACCCCCTTGTGAGAAATGAAGTCACGGCTAAAACAGTGATTAAGGAAGCCATCAAGATGCTAATAGCCAATATCTCCCTACCCCAGTAAAGCATCCCCTAACCCTCCGGTTTTTTGTTGTATGGGGATTTTAACCCTTCCTCTTCTCTTTGTCGCCGATCTCTTTTGAGATCTTCTCCAGAGGTTTCAGGATGGAGCTAAAATAGAGGGTGATAACGGCAATCATCGCCGGGAAGATTAAGACTAGGACTACGAGGTAATAGATGATCTTACCTTCATCCATCTTTTCCACCCTTTGACTGGAGAGCGATAGTCAAAGCTACCTTGTTAGTGTGGTCTACCATCCCTTGCAGCCTTAGGAGATCCTTCTCCACGTCTTCTAGTTTCGTTGAGATTCTAACTGACGATTCCTTTAGCTCTTGGTGAGATTGTAGAAGGGACGAAAGTTGAGCCTTCATTTCTTGGTGGTCTTCAAGCCATGTTACTTGGTTTCTGACTATGGTGGAGACAGAGCTAGAGGTTCGCCAAAGGAAGGTGGTTAGCGCGGCAAAGACTCCGCCGACACTGAGGATAGCTTGAACCCAATTTGGGATTTCTGACCACATGAGTAAGAGTCTTTCAAAAATGAAGCCCCCTACCCTATCGGAATCAATACCACTCCACTTTAGCTTCCGGTTTATTCCAAGGCGCAAAGCCACCTTCGACAATCTTTAAGGCGAAAAGAAAGTCTGTCGCGGAGTGAGTTTTTACTGGGGTTGAAGGGTCGCAAGGCCCCCAGTCTTTTGCGGAGTAGTCTCTTTGATAGAGGTATTCGGTGCAGTGGTCTTCAGTGGTCGGGAGTCTTCCTTTTGGGTAAAGATAATCCCCGCCTAAAGCTATCACTGGGTAGGTCATGTCCCCGTCAGAGTAAGTGTGGTACATGGCGCTAAAGAGGAGATTGAAAGGCTCTCTTTCTGTCTGGCCTTTCAATATCTCAAGGTCTTTCTGGGTGATACCATGCTCTAAGGCGGAATTTAGCCAGATGTCTAACACTTGAAGGTGAGCTTCAAAGCCTGTTTGGAGTGATAGAGAAGTACCAGCTTCTTCTTGGTCTGCCGATTGAGGGGGGTTTTCTTGAGAGCCGTTTAGTGCGGTATCCACCTTGTAGAGCGTAGAGATGAGCTTAGGAGTCATCGCTGTTCGAGTGATGTCCCCTCGCCCCAATATGAAGTTGTGATCTTTGGCGTAAGACTTTAGCCTTGAGACAAACTCCCCATCGTGGGAGTGGTAAGCATAGACAAGGCACATCCAAATCATGTCGCGGGAGATGTCGCTTCCAGACTCTCCCTTGTCGTAGCAGTCGCGGTCTGGGTGTCTCCAAAGTCTTCCATCAGGGTCTTGAGCCTTCTTAATGTCGATCTCTCCACCCCCCACTACGTTGAGGCAAGAGAAGCCCACACTGTCGCATTTATCGCTAATAAAGCCTTGGCTGTCTTTTATCGTGTGTTGTAGGGCAAGATAAGATTCCCTCTTTTCGCGCAATGGCGACAAATCTAGGGGATCATTTGTCGCCGCTGGAAAGCGTTTAGGCTTCGCGCAAGAAGACAGGAGAAGGGCTAGAAGGAGAAGGCGAATCATTTGTGGTGTTTCTTCTTGTGTTTGTCTTTCTTCTTAACTTCAGCTTTCGCGGTAGGTGAAGGCGAAGGAGATGGGCTGACGGATGCTTCAGGGGTTGGGGAAGTTGGGATGTCCATGTCATCTGCGAAGACGGGGCTTGCGGAAAACGCAATCAGGAAAATGTTGCACAAAAATTTATGAAAAAACTTCATGCCAATATCTCCTCAATATGTTCTTGAAAGATCTTCTCATACTCTTTCGGCACATCTTCAAAAGCCATAAAGCACAGCCTGCACTCATAGAGACTAAGGCAGGGGCAGAATTGAAATGATGGGTGGAGGCAGGTCATTCTTCGGCTTTCTTTTCAAGGTCTGCAATCCTCTTGGATAGCTTTTCAATAATTTTTTGCTGGTCTTGAATCGCTGCCGCTAAAATAGGGGTAAGCTTCCCATAATCAATACTCATTGGCTTTTCGCGAGGGTCATCATCTTCAGACCCGCTTACCGCTTCCGGGTAAACAAGTTTAACATCTTGAGCGATGAAGCCGGAAGATTTTTGGCCGGATGACTTCCATTTATATGTTGACGGTTTTAGGGCTAGAACTTTTTTAAGGCCATCATCCATAGGCTTGATGTCTGTCTTTAGTCTTCTGTCTGAAGAGGTGTTGTAGGCTGTAGTTGTTGCAGAGTTTGCAGAAATACTTCCTATGACATCGTTACCGTCAGCAAATTGTATATACTTAGCCCCCGTTGCGTCATTGTCTCCGTTGAATACCATCTGCAAAAGAAGATTATTAGTATCCGCCGTGGTATCTTGTGATCTTATATCCATCGCAGGAGTGCCAGATGAGTCATTAGTTTGAATCCCTACAATCTGAGTTGCGGTTATTGTGGAAGACCCAAAACTCCAGGTACCGGCAGTACTAACAGACCCTGCGGTAAATAAAGTGGAAGTAGAGTCAGCAGCCGATGATGTGGATGTCCCTATTTGGAAGACTATAGCTGACTGGCCTGCTGAAGCTGACGCAACATTTACGACACCCCCTGTTTTGTTTGCGGTAGAGTATTTGAAGTTTACCCCATCAAAATATATCCCTCCCATCAGGGCTGCTTCAGCAGACCCTCCATCTGAAAAATAAATCTCCCCTTTTTTGTTCCCTATAAGTCTGTAGTTATTGTTTGCATTGGTAGGAGAAACACTAGCCGCTGAAGTCCCAATATGTAAATGTCCGTATAGGTTATGCTCTAAGGAGTTTCCTGCTGCCGAAGGCCCTAGATTGAAGGAACCGCTTGCTCCCTTCGCTGTCTCTGTCAGCGTAGACCCGACCCTAGAGTAGATGATAGTGCTGCAATTCGTCCCATCGCATGTGACCTGCTTATCAACAGAAAATGCTGTTTGCGTTACTAAGAGAGATGCTAGGTAAAGGAAAATGGGTTTCATCGTTACCTCAACTAAAATTAAACACCGTATTTGGTAGCTCTTCGACTATTAAGTAAGTTACTGGGTTAAGCCCGCCCGGATAAGCTGACGGTGCTGCATTAGAATCATTCCCACCAAACCCTGAGCTTGTTCCTGTCGAGTGGGCTAACAGCATCTTAACCGATGCGAAAGAGTCCATCTTGAAGGTCTTTGAAAAGCAATAGCTGTTCACAGTTGTTGAAGGTAAAGCTCCGATAGGACCAAAATATTGAAAGCTGTCCTTCGATGTTGAAACGCCATGCTGCATCCAAAGATGCCCCCTATCCCCAGAAGTTCCAGACGTATATAGACCGCTAAACGTAGCGCGATAAATTTTTCCTGGAGTAAGGCCAGTGATGGTAAGGGCCGTCATCTCTTGCGCGTTCGTTGTGTTGCTTGTGGAAAAAGTTGTAGTAAGTCTTTTTACAAAGACCGCAGAGGTGGGACTTTGTGGACCCTTGCCCAAAACTCGCGTGATTAAATTCATCGTTGCCTCACTGAATTACCCAAGTTATTTTTTGATAAGAATTTGTCGCATCTGTAAGACCTGAAGTTCCAGAGTAGTTAGAAGAGTCGTATTTTAAAAATTGAAGCGTTCCGTTAGTGTTGATATAGACTACTCCGGCGTACAGCGATCCTGCATTCAAACAGGTAGAGGGGGCATACCCTTGGTTTGACCCTCTCATTCTAGTTGGAATGACCCCCGAAAGGTTTATAGCATTAGACGCAGAGGCAGAAGCGGTGCCAGAAGCGGCCTCTATCGTTACTATTTCATTTCTGCGTCTGAACCCAACAAAGAAAGTCACACCTACAGCGCCGCCCGAAGTCCCCGTTACATAGTTAGATAAGTCTTCTACGTCTACTACTAGCCAGTTTGAAGCTGTAGTAGGGGTGTCGATAGCAGCCCTTACGACACAAGATCCTTTTTCAAAAGATCCTCCGGTCCTAGAAGTTGATCGTGTTAGTTCAGAGGCATCGCTGGCCTGAAGCGTGAGAAGATTGAAGGTTAAGTTTTCAATCTTCCATATATCGCCAGCCTTTACTCCTGTTGAGGGTAGTTTTACTGTTCTACCTGCCGACAAGTTAAAGACTTGATGAGGAATGTCATCCTTAGTAAGGGTGGTGGTCCCTGATCCTTCTGAAGCCCGAATATTAGAGCGGGCTATCTGTGTAATTTTTTTCTGTAAGAGACTTCCCATCAGAAGATCCTCCAGCCTTGCGTTGCATCCACATACTCTAAAGTCACAGAAGCTCCCGATACATCAAAGGTGTATGTTTGAATTACGCCTTCAATCAAAGTCGAAGCTATCGTAATATTGTTTGTTGACCATGTTCCATAACTATCAAAGACCTCCACCTTGTCACCTGCTTGCGGGGAAGCTGGCATAGTGATGGTGAACCCTGCGCTTGTGGTGTTTGTCTTAACCTTGTCGCCACGAACAGCGGTATAGTTTGAAGTCTTGATGCTAGTGAATGCTTCATATTGCTGCGCTCCAAGAAGACCGTCATTCGCAGTCCCAGCGAGCTTAACCCCTGTCGCGCTGTTACCAACAATCCCCTTAACCCTAACGCTCGTATAGCCAAGCGTGAAGAGGTTAGAAAGGTCGCCTAAGATCTGGGTTGACGTTGCTTTAACGATGCCCTCTGAATCAAGAGTTACCCACTCAGAGGAGGCATTCTTTGCCATCACCACAAGCTGCGGCACTTCAGGAAGCCCGTGAGTGATCGGGAACGTAGGGTTAGAGGTGTAGGTGTTGTCGAAGGGTACGGTTGACGGCACAACTGCTGCTGTTAGACCGAGATCCTTACACCGCAGAGTCACCCTGTCTGCTACGTCACTTGTAGACTGGCCGCCAAAGTCCACCCAGACTTTTCCTGTTGGAGACTTATCGACAACAAAAGATTCACCGTTTAGGTCATAGGTCTGAAGGCCATCTTCAGAAAGGATATCGGCAAGCCATTGCTGGTTAGTCGATCCTGGGAGAAGACCCGAAAGGTCAAGACGTGCCGAATAGATCTTCCTTACGTCATAGTCCGTTAGAGCGTAATCTTTGATGAAGAAGCAATGTTGCATCCTTCCTGCGAAAAGGGCCGATGAAGGGTGTTTACCGATGTAGAAACTATGGTTTGTAGATGGTTGTAGCCAGTCTGTTGTGTGGGCAGCCTGAGCAACCAATATACCGTCTATATACAGCTTGATTGCTCGCCCTTCAAGGGTGGCAGCGAAATGGTGGAAACTTCCGTTCACTAAAGTAGTTGAAACATAGGCCCTAGCTTCAGCACTTGTCCCCCCTACCATCACATAGAAATAGATGAAATCATCCCTAAGAGACAAATAGGCATAGCGGTTATTTGCTAAGTCTCCCAGGAAGAAAATCACATCTTCTGATCCACTGCTCCATCTATCTCTTGCAACCCATCCGCCGACCCCAAAGATATTTTTAGGGGAGTAGTAAGAATCCCCTGTTAAGAAAAAACTTTGCCCCGCTGTAAACCTTACTGCATCGCTGGCCCCAGAAATACCGATAGCAGTATTTGAAGACGCCGAGCCACTTGTCAGATTCTTAGCGTTAACACTCCCATCTGAAGCGGAACTTGTAGATGTTAGGGGGAAGAAGGAAACTTTATTTAGCAGGCTATTGAGGGGGAAAGAATCAGATGATAGAACATGCCCGCCTGCTAATTGAGCCTTCTTAAACCTTTTTGAGTACAGGGTATTGATTTGCGATTCGGTGAGGGCCTGTCTACTAATGAAGACATGGTTTATGCTGCCAAGAAATCCCGATGCTAGACCGTTATCATTACCTATGAAAAAGTCCCCAGTAGTTTGTTGCCCTGTAAGACCTGAATTAGTCGCAGCAAGCTGGCCATCAACGTAGAAACTAACAGATCCTGCGCTTATCACAGCCGCAAAGAAATGCCACCCGCCACCAATTGCAGCTTTAGGAGTTCCAGCGGTGATAGACCCGGATTGGTTAGTAAACCTTACATCAGTACCCCCAACTTGAATGCCACATGCGCCCGTAGTTAAACCAAGATACATCAAATATTTGCTAGACGCGCTTGTGCCGAAAGAATCTGTCTCAGATTTAAACCACCCCCCAAATGAAATCGCGCCTGAAGCAAGGTTTATATTAAAATCAGTGTCTCCAGTCCTACTCATACGAGAGCTTGAACTTGACCCTTTGTAAACCTTCTCCTTCCCGAAGAGCCCAACATCCAAAAATGTCGGTGACCCTCCAGCAGTGAAAGTCTTTGCATTCCCGCTTGCGTCAGTACCATCAGTGTCTAGGGTGTAAAAGGAGCTTAGAGATGCTGATCCTGGGAAATCTCCTGCCACTTGTATACCGTAAGTCGCAAGTTGACCCGCACTCCCCACTGTACCGATTGAATGATCCTCGTCGGTATAGACCACGGGGCTGATTGCAAGGGGTGAGTTGTCGTGGAGTTTAGTACTCCATGTCTTGAATGTAGCCCCCGTCCCCGTCCAAGCATTCCCCGTTGTTGCTGACCGGATTAAACCAAGAACCCGGTACCTAGCACGATTGATTAGGTCTGGGGTAGTGGTTGAAAGGGAGAGCTTCGATGTATCGCTTGCTGCAATACCGTATAGCTTCCTACCCGAATCTGTCAGCGTGACCGCCGATCCAATAGAATCAAGGTCGATGTAGAGATAATAGGTGGTAGCATTCGCGGGGCTTGCTCCTAAGATTGTGGTCAAGTTGACCGCGATATCTGTCCCATAGTCTGATTCCGTGGTTCCAGATCCATCATAAGTCCCTATCTCTCTGCCGTCACTAAGGGGGAGATATCCACCTTTTAGCGTCAAGGTGCTGGTAGCGATAGACGCTAGTTTGAAGCTTGAGTCCCCGGAAGCTCCGGGTTTGAACTTCGAGCTTACAGAATCGTACACCAAGGCTTGCCCGTCTTCCGGGGCAGTCGTTGTTATGTCCACATCCTTGATGTCTCCCTCTTTCAAGTAAAGAGGGTCCATAATCAATACCAGGGCAAAGTCTCTTGAAGCCCCAGAGTTGTTTGTAACGTCAATGTGAGTTGTAGGGTTCGTCCCGTTAGCAACAATGGTGAATTGAGACAAAGAAGGGCTTGTAGATGATGTTACCCTTGTGAGACTCCATGGGTCTGAACCCGTCAAGAGGTAAAGGTCATAGCGGTATTCTGCAAAGGGAGCTTTGATGTCGTGTTCTAAGGTAGCTGTTGCTGCATTGGCAAGACCCGTATAGGCCAGAATACGGGTAGAAATGTTGTCCCCTAGCTTTTTATACATCGCGGCAATCTGAGCATGAAGCCCAGAACCCCCAGCGGTCCCTAGGTCGGGGTGAGCTAAGACTAATCGAGATACGTTAGTAGTTGTCATCTTTCCCTAGCTCCTATTTCCCGTAAGTAGCGAAATTCAGGTTTTCTGCTTTGAAAGGATCTCTCTTCAATGATCCTGTTTCAAAGGCCGTTATTTCCTCTTCCCTTGTCATCATCTTCAACCCTACCACTTTTGGGTGCGGTACTTGGTTTTTCCCTTTCAAGGCGAAGGGGGAGACAGACGCAACACACACCCACTGAAAGTTTCTGAAGTCTTGACCTGGACAAACAACAATTGGCTTTATCTCTCTTGTCTCATAGTTTTTAGCCTCAATGCTGGCTGTGACAAGACCTTCAAAGTTGTTGCACCATGCCTTGTTCGATTTGTCAGTCTCTTCCCCTGAAACACTCCACATCCCGTACTTAGAAGGTCGAGAGACATAATCAAACCGCCATCTTAGTAAAAACTTCATGGTTTCATGCCGTGAAACTGTAAGACACTACCCACTCCCATTGAACATAGCCGCCGTAGGAGTAGGAGTCTGGGATGTAAATTCTCATTTTGACGTGAGCCGCATCGCCAAGGGTGGTGGTGCCAGCTTTCCCTATTTGGCCTGTGACGGGGGCAGAAGCGTTAGTCTCGCCTGGGGCATTATAGACCATAGCCGCTGTGTGGAGGTCGAAAGCACTCGCTAAACTTATCCCATCAGTGAGATTGTCCCCGTAGATCTTAACAACAGCGGGAAATCCGCCCTGGTCAAATTGGTTTGTGGTAGAACTATCCCAGTCCATGTCAACCCAGACACCCCCGGATAGGCCGTCTGCATTGTTTTTTGAACTTCCAGAAGAGTTTGCTAGGTTTTTTAGGGAGGTGAAATCGTTGGCCGCTGTGTCTGCCCCACCGTAGGTAAACCCTGTGCCTACGCCATAAGTCTGAATGAAGGTCTTTACACTTGTGATAGGGTCTATAGTCGCGTTGTGGGCTATGTAAATGTCTTGGTGTCCAGTGTTTGCAGCCTTCGAAGTGACTGGAGCGTAGGAATTATTCACTACACTGCCAAAGTCAACACCCGACCCGCCACCGGCTAAAGCGTCAGAAACAGCGGCACCGTCTAGTGTCTCACTGATAGTCAATAAAACAGTCATTTCCTCTAGCCCCCTTGTTAAGTCTCAAGGACAATGGTTGAAGACGTGCCGCCTGTCGTTCCTGCATACCCTGGAGAGTAGCCAGGAAAAGGTAAAAGCTGCATTGACCACAATTTTACAGGTAGTTTAACCCCATTTGGATCATAGCCGATATCTCTAATCATAGCAGGTACATCAGAAAATTGGGTTGATTGGATTGATACGTTGATTTTCACAAAATCACCGATATCTAGCAAGAGAGAACGCCAAGTTAAGGTCATTTCCACTGTCTCAAAATAGGCTGACGAGATTTTCAGGATCTCTTTAAGCTGATTCTCCACCGCTGTAGCTTCATAGAGATTGGGAAAGACGATTTTCTTCGAGATCTCTTTCCCTACTTGAGAGATTGCTAGGGTGTTTTTGTAGATTCCTGTCTCTTGATAGTCTTCATTCTTGCTGGGGAGGTGATTGTAAGAGGCTTTCGCCCGGTTAAAGCTGTTCCTATCGTCTAATTTTGGTGAGAAAGAATCTCTTTCAACGTCCCAGTTTCTTACCTTGTGGGAAGGATTGGGGTCAAAATCGTCAAGATGAAGGGAGTTGATTTTGAATTTTTGATTTCTGTCTACGAAAAGCTCTAGCCTCACTTGCTCTAAAAGCTGGAGAGAATAATTCAGAGTCTCTTGCTGCTCTTGAATCCATATCCTAGATTTTATCACCCCTGTAGCTGACTCCGCTGGGCTGGCTTTGTCCCTGTAAGTGTCCCAGCTAGAGTCAAAGTCCCCGGAAGGGACTCCACCGTAGGTTATTAGGATGTCTCTAGCCTGCCACAAGATGTTATCGTCATAGGCTCCTAGGTCTTTTCCCTTCACCATGACAAAGAACTTGTCCCCTGAAGCGTATTGATAGGCCACACCTTCAACTAAAGTCACCCCAGCCGGTACAGTGTCTTTTTGCCTTATCTCGAAGTAGTTTTTATCAGCGTTGACATTAACAATGTCTGAGGAGTCCATTAAGTAGAAAGAATCTTGCTTCTTTAGGTAGACCTTTGTTGTGTCAAAGTAGGTGTTGACGTTATCGCTTATGACACATTGAATCTTTTTGGTGAAGCTTGAACTTCCGTCTACATCAGGGTCAACCCCATTGACTACAAGGGCTGGGACAGAAGCCCCACCAGTCTCTACGTTGACTGTCCAATCCCCGTAAATTATGGGCTTCAGGGTGTTTTCAAGGTCAACGTCAATGTTGGGGTAATCTGAGAGGGTGAAAAGGTTCTTGGGGAAGCTCACATTGTAGGCTTCAAAGGAGTTTCTAGCTATTAGGGTGAAGCTCTTGACCGTCCTTTGAAAGCCCCCTTGATCTGTCACCTTTCCGTTGAAGATTTCTTTGTAGGTAGAAGACACATCTCTAAGCCCTAACTTTACTGAGATAGACTTCCCCACCCAGGCCGAGTAATCATCCCCCGCTGGCAGGATGTTGTTGAAAGCCCCGTCTGCGTTGTTTATCTCAAGCTGGAGCTGTGAAAACTCTAGGGTAGGGCTTAGGTATTCCCCCACTGTCCTGGAGATCGTGGGGAAGTTTAGCCTAGCCTCGTAGAAAGTCCCCCCAACATATTTGTTCCGGTCGGACAAATGGAGGGTTCCTATAGGGCTTTCGATGTCTACGATTAGCTCAAGCTGGTTCACAAGATTGTCATGGCAATCATCTAGGAAAGCTTGGTCTAGCGTTGTCGCTGTTTCATAGGGGTGTCTGTCTACTGTCGCCAAGGATCAACCCTCTTCGAGTTTGTAGAGCTTCTTTATCTGCTCCTTGTCTTTCTTAATCGGAGGTCTTCTAGGGTACATGCACTCCATCAAGTTTATCTTGCAAAGACTCTCCCCATTTTTCATCTTCTCCACTATCTCATCGTTGTTTTGCTTCCTTTTCATGTCCGAAAATTCTTTGAATGTCTTCATAACCCCTCGTCTACCTCTACTGTGAAGCTAACAAAGTCGAGATCCCTACCTTTGCTGTTGTGTCTTTCAGTAGGTACGGAAGACATTTTTCCAAACACAGCAAAAGTAGCGGTGACTTCTTGAAACACAGGGTCAGGTGTCGGAATCCAGAGACATTTATTTACTGTCCTATCCCTTTGAAACATATTTCTCATTATGGCGAAGTTTCTCTTCAGATAGTTAAGAGAGCGAAAATCTAGGCGAAGTCTTGCTTTTTGTGTCCTTGAGTTTGTGACGTTGGTAAACCCCTCTGTTCTAACTGTGTCGGTGTAGTCTTTTAGTTCAAACTCAATCTCATCAACAAAGCATTCCCCCTGAAAGATCTCAGCTTGCCCGAAAAGGATTGTCCCTATCTCGATGTAACCGTCTGGGTTTGTGAAGTCATCTATATCAAAACGCCAATAGCGATAGCCAGACGGAGGTATTTCTGCCGATACCCAGTACATATCATAGGGTCTAACTTCTAGTGGAATCACCACCCCTATAATCGAGAAGGTCGGGTCATTTGACCCTAGAAGAGTCACAGTAGCCGAGGGAGTCATGTTGTGGTTTAAGATGGCCAAAGTATCAACAAATACACCTTGAGGAAGTCCAGTGTCAGTCTTTAGCCTAACCCCCGTTATAGTGCCGTCTGATCTCCAAACTTGTTCAACTATGTCGGTATCAAGATTTTGAACAGAGAAGTCCCCAGCCGCTGTAATAGGAGATCCTACTGTGTTGGTAGCTGTCCAGTTTGATGCTGTCAGACCCCTAGAGGGAAACTCACACAGGATTCTTAAATTCGTCGAATTGTAGAGGGTGGCGAAAGCCTGGAATCCGGTATCGAAAGAGGAGATGATGTTGGCTTGCATCCCTGTTGGAACAAGCCAGTCCTCAATAGTTATTCGAGACTGAAACCCTATCACCTTCTCATCTTGGATGAAGATTCGAGACTGCATCCCATGGGGTGAAGTGGTGTTAATGGTGATGAAAACTTGAACCCCTGGACGAGTACAGAATAGCTCAGTCAGATAGGGGGCCATGAGGTAATCGTACTCAAGATACCCTCCCCCATCTGGACATATCCCGGTAGGGTAGGGGTCTACTCTCACCTCAAAACCTAGGGATTTTAAACCCGCTATGAACGCTCTAGCGTTCATGCCATGTTCGCTTGCTACCCCTGACACTTGTGTCAGTGCTTGCATTCCTTTTGCAAGATCGTCCTGTATTGACACAGAGACTTGCATCGCAACATTTTTCAGATTGCCTGCTATTTGAATTTGGGCTTGAAGACCAGAAGACTTTAGGAAGTTATCAATCTGTACCCTAGCTTGCTGCCCTACAGACTTGGAAGATTGAATAATGATTTTAGCCTGGAAGCCATCAGCCCCCGTTGCCTGATTTGTATTGTAAGGCCCCTCTAAGTAGCCTGATTCTAAGTATCCTTGAACAGTAGTTGATGTCATGTTGTTCTCAATCCTCTGTCGCTAAGGAGGAAATCGCCGCGAAGAGAAGCCTTTTTAAACTCGTCTTTCACCGCTGGGATTAGCTTAGATCTCACATAGTTTTCATCGAGAGATTGGGAGGAAGCTTCAATCTTTATCCCCCCTAGATCAATATTAATGACAGTGTTTTGAGGCATGCTGGCCCCGGCATTCAATCTCGATAGAAGGCCAGTACCTAAAGATTTGACGGCATCCTTGTTTATCACATACTCGCCGGGGGTAAGGGCCGATAGAATGCTGTCAGAGTTTCCTGTCCCCGGTACAATGCCGCCTTCTGCGAAAGCTGGAATCAAAGGGAAAAGTCTTGTCTCAGGCAAGAAGTTGAAATCAACTTGCCTGCCTAAAATTTTAAAGCTCACGTCTATCTTAGGTATTTTTGCGTCATTAAGGGCATTCACTATGGGCCTGAAAAATTGTTTCAATATATCCCCAAATTTTTCACCAGCTGCCCCAAAAGCTTGGCTTAGACCTTTAGTGAATTTGTCCATGTCCATCGAAAGAGCGCCTTGAAGCATCTTCCCTATTCCAGTGAAGAAGTTCCCAACACTAGAGAAGAAGCTCCCTATGTTACTGAAGAATCTCGTTAACTCATTCCCTATGTCTGTTAAGAGCATCCCCAAAGAATCTCTGACTGATTTAAGGGTTTCGCTTAGACCATCCCCGAAAGCTTGAAGGCCCTCTGCAAAACCTGAATTTTTCCACATAGCCCCGATTGTTGCGTCCCACAAAACTGTGATAACTGTCCAAGCTGCATTTAGATTTTGAATGATGCTATCCCAGACATTTTTTAGATTAGTGATGAGGGGCATCACAAACTTCATCCAAAAGATGTTTAGCATCTCCCCCACACCTTTAAACAGCCCTGACAATAGCCCATAAACCCAATTCCAAATTCCCGTCAAACCGTCGAGAAGTTTTAATATGATGTTGTCGTAAATCCATAGCCAGACATCTCTTAGCCCGGCTAGGAATTGTTGGAAGAAGTTTAAAGACCCTTTAGTCTGCTCCCCCTCCCCTGTTGTTGTGGTTCCTTCTGTCCCTGGGGAAACTTCTTTTCTAGTTTTTATGATTCTTTCTGAAGCTCTTTTTTCCGCTTCCAAGTCGAGAACTTTGAACACTTTTGAAGTTTCCTTAGAGACAGCCTTAGACAGTTTCTTTATTCCGTCTTCAAACTTCGCAGGAACCCCCTCTATTACGTTTGTAAACCCCTTGATGTTTATTCCGCCGAAAAGAGATTTGAAGATATTCTTCAAGCCGTTGGCTAATCCGTTCAATATCGCCATGACTATGCGGGGGATTGCTCGAAGGATTGCTTTTATGACCTTCTCTAAACCGCCATTGAAGATGAAATCTAGGATTGCTTCAATCAAAGTCCCTATGACCGACAAAACCCCCTCAATCAAGGATTGGAGTATAGCCGGTAAATTATCCAAGATGGCCACTACCACTCCCGGTATGGCTTTGATGAGCTGAGTTAGGATCTGCCCTACCGCTGAAAAGAAGGAGGTTAGAACCTCAGGCAATCGGGATAGGATTGTATTTATCAGTCCAGGTAAAGCCTTGAAGAGTTTTCCCGTAATCTCTGGGATTTTATTCAGGAACACAATAAAGGCATCTATGAGCTTATTTATCCACCCGTCAAGATTTCCTAGAAGCTTGTCAAAGATAGCTCCGAAAGCATCCATGAATTTTGAAACCATCTCCGGTAATTGATCGAAGATCTTTCCTAAGGCTGAAAAAATAGCGTCAGCGGCATTTACTAGCCCAGACAGGAAGTTGTTGAAAAGCTCTGGCAGCTTATTGATCACGTTTGCTAGGAATGCAGGGATTTTATTAAGCTCATCCGGGAGCTTCTCGAATACTTGGTTTATGGTGTTTGCAACATCGACGAGAAGTTTTGGGTTCATCAGCGTAGAGAACACACTGACAAGACCCTCTAAAACTGACCCTATCATCGACCCAATCTTCCCGAATATTTCTGAGAGAGTCCCTTCAGATTGTTTGAAGGATTTGGCTATTACTTTCCCTACAAAAATAGCCCCTACAACAAAAACTCCCCCCACCGCTTCGCCAGCTTTTAAAAAATATTCCGCCCCCTTCTTGAAAACAGAAGAGATGGAATCATAGAGAGAGCCGCCTACGCTCTTTAAAGCGTCCCCTGCCCCAGATAATACTCCCCCCAAAGATATTGCTACTGTTCTAAACCCATGCCCAATAGCCGTAGCTGCTTTCCCAGCCGAACTTATCAACGAGTTGCTGACATCCCCGCTAAAGAAATTCGATATGGATTTGAAAGCCTCAGAACCCCCTCTCCAAATCTCTCTAAAAGAATTTTTAATCCACTCTCCAGCCCCAACAAAGGCAGCTAGAATAGCCCCTCCAACATCTCTTAGAAAGTTAGCAAAAGGTATAGAAGCGTTGGCCCATAGGTAGTCCCCAGCTTTTTTTAGCTTATCAGATACTTCGCCGCCCGCTTTCTTTAACGCCTCAGACCCATCTGAGAATTTTTCATATATCCAATTACCTAGACTTTTAGCCTCTTTGTTGAATCCTTTTTCTCCCAGTTTCCTACCTACAACAGACACCCCAGATATTAGCTTATCGAAAGCCCCAGAAAGGAAGCTTGACCCTATGGACACCCATCCAAGAAAATTTTTACCTACGGCGGAAAAAGCAGAAATGATGCTAGATCCGAAATTTTTTGCTGCATCGCCGAATGTATCCCACAAGAACTTACCTAGGACGTAGAATCCGCCTATAACTCCTTGAAGCATTGACCCAACAAACTTGAAGCTCCCCTCCATGAACCCTCTTATAGAGGTAAAGGTCTTCACTAAATCGACCAGAAAGGAAGATGTTGCAGCTACCACCACTGTCTTATATTTGTCGGCGAATACAGGCCCTATGCTGTCTAGGGTTGCTTTAGGTAACATCTCCTCGATTACGTCAACCATCACTTGGGTAGCACCTACGATATGACTCACTAGAGGCCCGGCGGCCCCGGCTTCTTTTACCGCCGATGCTTTTATCTTTTCTCTAGTGATCATGTTTTGTACGCGAAACTGTTTCTCTAGTTTCTCAAGGATATAGTCTTCATTGTCACCCCTTAGCTTACCCTCTTCCCTGTACTGATAGAGTCTGAGTTTGTACCCTCTCTCAGCCGTTTCTTGTTGCTGCATAAGAACTTCTATCTCCGACTTACCCATAGCGCTGAGTTGTTCTTTTAGAGTTAGAAGTTCTTGCTCTATCTGAACAATGAAAGAAAGCTCCTTATAGGACGCCGCCTTGATCTTCTCTTTTGTTATCTCTCTAGTTATCAGTAGTTGGTCGTTCAAAATTTTTACTATGGCCCCAGCGTTGTCTTTGCTGAGTTTCCCGTCTCTTTGGAGTTGTTCTTTTTTGAGTTTGTAGGCTCTTTCCGTGGCGTCTTGCTGGTCCCTAAGATTCTGAACTTCTGTTTGATTGTAGGCCCTGAGTTGATCTTTCAGCCCCAAAAGTTCTTGATAGAGTTGAGCTTGGAGAGCTAACTCTTCTTTGCCGGCTTTTTTAGCTCTCTGGTCTGCCAAGCTGTATTTAGCAGCTTCTTCTGATAGTTTATTAACACTCTCAGCCTCTTTCTTAACCCCTGAGAACGAGTCTCTTAGCTTGTCTACAGTGTCGAGAGTTGATTTTAACCCTTCACCCATCTTCATTTTTTTGAATAGCTCGGAGATCTCATCAGAAGTTTTTGATAACTGCCTAGCTAATGGCTCAGAAGATTTTTGAGATGTTGAAATCCCTTTTTCTAACCCCTCTATCAACTCATCTGATTTTTTCTTCACCTCGTCTATAGATTTGGAAATCCCCTTAAACGGGGATAGGAAAGAGGAGAAAGCCTTCAAGGAAGCTACAGCCATGAGGGAGAAGATTTCTGCCATGTCTCTCCCGAGTAGTACGAAAGAGATTTTTATGAGTGTAGCTATCTTGCTCGCAGCTTCTTTTAGCCTATCAAAATTCGCTATAACAAAATCTATTGCTACAGCTATCCCCAAAACAGCCGCCGCTATTAGGCCAAAGGTAGCGATGGTCGGGACCAAAGCCACTATTGAAGCCCCTACCTCCACAATGGACGCTATAAGCCCTGTTAGTTTTATAGCCCCAAGAGTCGAGATTGCAGAGGATACAGAGGTTACTATCACCCCTATGTTGAGCGCAGCTTTCAAAAGGGCCATTGCTGCCACAATCTCTAGTATCGCTTTAGCTACCCCCGACCAAGGTATAGAAGCTAACACTTGTTTCACTTCTCTGAATTTTTCGGAGGCTTGCTTAACCCCTTCCCTCAAGTCGATGAATATTTTCTTCAGCTTGTCCAGTATTTCGTCATACTTTATTGACTCTAAAATGGTAGCGCCTATCTCCTCTTTAAGTTGAGAGAAAGCTATAGCTAATTGTTTCTCTTTGGCTGCTATAGATGTCGCTTCCCCAAGACCCTTAAATTTTTTAGTGGCTAGGTCTACCACCCCTCCAAGTCTTATCTGTGACTCTGTTAATTGGTCCACCCCATCCACATATTTTCCGATTCTCCCAGTAACCCCATTGTACGTCCCTAAAAGCTCTTGGAAGGTGCTTTGCATATCTCTTTGAGTGAAAGCAGCAAGACCTCTTGAGGCTTCTAATAGTTCCTTGGTTTGTACGTTTGAAAGCCCTATCCCCTTAGCCATGGCTTCCATTGCTGTCACTTCTGTCTCTGAGACAGTCGAGACAAGGCTCATGCTTTTAGCGAAATCGTCTAAGTCCTGGACTATCGCTTTAGTAAATTGCCCCGTACCGATAAGGGCTTTTTTCAAGTCATCTTGGGCTTTCTGTCCCTCTACCGCTTCATGAACCATTTCTTTGATTGGCTCAGAGATTAGCTCATAAGCTTTCTTGGCAAGCTCCAGTGCAGCATTCAACCCTGTAGCAGCTACCGCTGCCTTCAACATGGATTTCTCGGACTCTGATAGAGCGTCAGCCGCCCCACCTTTACCAGCCGCCTTCTCCAAATCCCCAAATGACACAGCTAGATCTTTTACTGCTACTGTGCCGCTAGAAGTGTCGATTTGAACTTTAACTAGAAGGTCTTCACTTACCGCCACAAGCACTCCCCCTATCTTCTCTTGGGAATAACGGGCTTGTTAGATCTCGCCCTGTTGGGGTTATCTTTGATATTTTTTGTGTCTTTCCCACCTAATATCATATCGGCTTTTCGCAAGAATTTCATGAAGTCATAACGGGGGAGGAACCAAGAGAGATGCTCCATAAACCATGCTGGCTGGTTATAGATACCTCCAGGATAAGGGAGAGTCTTTAATTCTGCGACAAGGACCAAATCTTCAAGCAAGGATCTTATTCGATGGTCCCAGGTAGCCTTGCCGGGGCAAAACCCGTAAGACTCCCCTCCCCCTTTATGAACTTGAATAGGGAAGACCGCACCGTCTTTGGAGGTGAAGTCTTCCCTGTCTTCTTTGCATCTTCTGATTTTTTGAATGGACTCTTTGCAGGTCTGACAGTTGAAATTGCGCCCCTCTTTTTCGAGAGCCGCTGTGTCTGCAAAGGTTAGCTCAAGGAGGGCTGAGAGCTTTTTTTTGATATGACGCTGGCCGCCGCTGCCGCTGCCGCTGTTTGAAGCTCCCTTACGATCCCGAAAGAATCTAGCTTCTCCACCAAGGCTTTGGACGCATAGCCGTCTGAGTCTTTTTTAAACTCAACGCCTTTGCCCCCGCCCTTGATGTCCACTAGCCGGTATCGAACTTCGTCGAGCATGTAGCTTAGGCGGATTTGGACATCCCCATCCTTAAACCCTAGCTGGCTGTTTTTCAGCTTGCGCTGCTCCTCATAGGAGAGGGTTCTCTTCAGCACAAACCTAGTTGGGGTAAGACCTTCGGAAAGGTTTAAGAGGGATTCATCCAAAGTATCGAGATACTTTGAAAACCCCTCTTCGTCACAATTTACCGCGCCGTCTTTTGAGCAAATGACTTCAAAGTTCTCTGGCAAGTCTTCAAAGCTAAGCGCCATGTCTGAGACTCCATTTAAAATTCTGGGGGAATTTTAAATGTAGCTTAGCGTTACCTCGTCAGCAGCGTCAAGCGCCGTCTGATAAGCATTGCCCGTAAAAGTCACAGGGATGGTGCCGGTTTCCGGTACAGACACCTCAGGGATCGGGAAAATAGCCCTTGGAACTTCGATTTGAAGGTGTCTTCCAGATGCGTTCCCCAGAATCAAGGTGATGTCATCCCCATCCAAATTCTTCAGATGGTTGAGGAAGGAGACAAGCTCCTTGTTGAGGTTTAGCTCCATCGAGACTTCAGCCGTAAAGCGCCCGCCTGGGGTAAACAAAGGCCCGCCAAGGCCGTCTTCGCCGTAGCAGAAATCTTGTGGCTCATGGTTATTCGCGCAATTCAGGGAGAAGGATCTCACGCAATTATCAATCGTGCCATATCCCGCAATGGTGATAGATCCGACAAGGCCAGTTTGGGGATTATCGATAGCCGTTGCACTCGCTGGCTCGTAATAGACAAGGTAAACAGGGGTGGTAGAGCCGTCAGCGTCAGCTAATGCTGCGCCGTCTACCGTTACGACATCCCCAGTCACAGACGTTACCGTCCTTGCCGATCCTGCCGGGGTATCAGCTGACTTGGCGTTGGTGGCCAAGATCAACATGACCTTAGAACCTACGGGGAAGCGCAAGCCTTCGCCGGTTTGAACCGTGACAGTGTTCCCGCCGTTATTGCTTATCGTCGATTTACCCATGCCTACAAGGTAGGTCGTTTTCCCCATCCCCGCCCATTCAGCGTTGGCTTGGCCGTCGCCGGGGAAGGTCAGGTTAGCAGTATCGACAAAACAGCCTGGGGCTTGCTTCGCCCAAACATCCCCAATCTCCATGATGGTGAAGGTGATATCTGGAGGGGTACTAGTGTCATACACCGCCCCCGCCGAAATGTCTTGATAGCCAAACATCGAGTAATGCAGAAGCCTGAAAGCTGGGTCAATCTCCGCTGAAGATGCTGCGCCCAGGGTGGTGTCGATGTTGAAGAAAGTGGTAAGACTCCACTGGGTAGAGGTCTTTTGCTCAATGGTGTTGTTCAAGTGCCTTCCAGACTTGTGCGGCGAAGGCTCGAAAGGCTGGGTGTAGTTCACAGACCCAGCCGTGTGGAGCAAGAAGTCAGTTGGCGTTGGGAGAACCATCGTTCCCCGAACAGTCTCTAGCTTCAGAAACATTTTTTGCTCTAAGGCAATCGAGTCACTGCTAGAGGCATAGAGAGAAGGGTAATTCTTGGCCATCTTCTTTTGCTCCTAAAATTTATTCAACACCACCCCGTCAGATCGTCGTAATACAAAACATCGAAGTCTAATCGAGCGATGTAGTAAGGCTCTACTGAATGAAGGTCCGTGATATTGCCAGTGTAAACTAAATGAACCACTCCAGGAATACTCAAGTTTGGATTTGCCCATAGTGCAAGTTGAATCGTTCTCCGAAGCTCCCAAAGATCTTTTTGTGATACTTGACCAGAAACGAGAGATTTCATAACTATTTCAAGGGAGATGGACCACGTTACTAAGATCCTCCCCCTTTGATGCTCGATGAATTGCCCAACATCCCAAAGCTGAATCGCAGGGAGTTCAAAGTCTCTGAAATCAGATGTAGCCAGGATAACCTTGTCAAAGTTGACAGAGTTGATTCCTGGCACAGCCTGTAAAACAGAGACTAGAGCATCAGCTATGGTGGACTCTATGCTCATCTGACAATCTCCGCGATAAGGTCCATGATCTTCTGTCTTGCCTTCTTAAATGCTGGTCTTAAATAAGGTCTGGCCCTTATGTTCATTCTCCGAGAATGAGTTGAGACAGAGATAGATCTTGGATTCTTGATCGGTCTTCCAAAAGCCTTGGTCTGAAACCTGTTGTGTGTTGGCACTGTCACAGTGCCTTGAAACCCAAACTCATGGGCAGCGGCATAGGGGACACCGTAAGACCCTACCTCAACCCCAGATATCGCCCCCTGAGAGATTAGCTGATATCTGATTGAGTTGAAGAGGGTTCCTGTGTCGATGATGTGCTTGCGCCTTATATTCAATTTGGCTTCAGTCTCTATCAACACCCCTATTCTCATCAAAGCTTCTTTCAGCTTGGGGTCTTGAGGGTGGTAGCGGGAAAGCTTAGCTTTGAACCTTCGCTCAAGCTCCCTGCCTAGCTCTCCAGTGCTTACACTCTTCCCCAATCATTCACCCCTTACGCTTTGGTAAGAAAGAGGAGTCTCCATCCTTCGATATGGGTCCAGCATATTTTTCACAAAATCAGGAAGGTCTGTAAGAAAAGTGGTGTTCTCCTGATTCTTACCTTTTGTGCTGATCCCTATGCGCCTGTCTGCCCTAGCGTCATAGAGATATTCAATGTGGAGAATTGAAGCCTCTTGTAGGGTATAAGGGACTGTCGCATATCCGGCGGTATAAACCGCTTTGATAGATCTTGAAGCCTTCGAGAAGAGAAGACCATTTCTCAGCAAAACCCCTATGGCCGCCTCTCCTTCGCCGTCAATGTTGAAGTCCGAAGCAGACAGTTGATTGGACGTGTCTGTGAAATCTCCAGAAGGGTCATTCCAAAGCTCAGAGACAGAAATTATAGGCCAGTTTCTAAGCAAGATCCTGTTTGTAGATCTCCCGTCATAATATTCGGTGTAGGATCTCGAAAGAATTTTTCTGTCTAACTCTCTTTCGATTAGCTCCATCGAAACATTAATGTAACGGGTCAAAACATTGTCTTGAGTCGTGGTAGCATCGGGGATGTTCAAATGTTCCTTGACCGCCCCAAGAGTTATCAGAGCGTAAGGGTCTACTGTGTAAACTGGGTAAGGCACTTAATCGCTCCTCAAAATTCTGGTACAAGACCCTCTTCTTCTCTGACACCCTTTTTCTTGTACTTTCTTGCAGGGATCATTTTATTTTCTGGGGATTCAACAGACTTTTCCACCCCTTTTTCGTTCCATACTTTCAAAATGTCGCTGTATTTGGAGCAAAGCTCTAAAGCCAAACTGTCTGGAACATCTTGAGATACACAGCCTATATCTTCCAAGAAGATAGGCTCTCCTGTCGGATTCTTGAACACTAGCGGGTCTTTCCCTGCCACTCGTCTCCCTGTCATTACTATTTTCATTCTTTACCTCTTTCAATGGTGTAGGGATGACCCTATCTGATAGAAGCAGAGTTTTCTACAGTGTCTATCACTAGAAGGCCATCTACGACGATAAACCCATGTCTAGTGCCGTCCTTTGATGTCTCAATCATCGTACAGCAATAAGGGGTTTCGATTGTCACTCTGTTGAAAGTGTGGGTTTTACCGTCTTTTGTAATTAGACGCCAAGGCCGTTCTGAGGGGTCAGGGTTGAATGCTAGTTTGAATATCATGCCCACCTACCCTGTTAGCTGTTTCCCTCCATCCCCAAGCTGAGATGAAGGCCCTCAAGTCTACACAAATGTCGTAGAGCTTATGAGGGGGTGTCAATTCTGGGTCCACCCCGTAAGGAAGTTGGAGTCCCAAGAATTTTAACACTGTAGGCGCGATTCCTGTGCATAATCTGGCTTTGTCTACTTGGAATTTGTTGAAACCAGAGATGGGTTTAAGGCCAGCCTTCGCCAGCAAAGCTCTATACCCGAACCAAAAGAAGGCTGGCCAGTCATAGGGTCTACCGCCTTCAACGTCCAAAATCTTTTGATAAAGACCTTCCTCATCCACATATCTGAGCGGCTGAAGAGCATGGATGACTCTATACTTTTTCAGGAAGTCTTTTAGCATTATTACTTGAGTGGAAGTCTCGTAGGCGTGAAAAACTATTCCCCTTGGAATAGGGTTTGTCATTTCGTTCTCATCGAAGCAAATAGCAAAATGAGAACAGTCAGAATCCAAAGCCCAGCGAATGACTTTAGATCCTGGCTTGTCTGCCGCTACCCATAGAAGCTTCACAAAGTAATCGCGTCAATAGTGGCTAGATAGTCAATGTCCGTTACTGTAGCGTCAGCGTCAAGCTTAGCAGCCAAGGCTCTCAAAGCTTTCGCCACCACTTTCGCTTGATCTTGACCAGAAGCTACAGGATCGTCAGAATCTACTGAAGAAACCCCAGCAACATGAGTGAGTTTTAAAGTCTCCATATACCCCTCGGTAAATTTGTTTTGGCCTATTTTACTTCATTCATGATTAAGTTTATCCCTATAGTCTTCTCAGAGACAGAATTATATGTGACTCTAAGAATCATTCCTTGATAAACGTCTGCGTCATAGTTCGCTATTCTCTGGTAGAAGTCTTTGGGCAAATTCACTGTAAAGCCAAACTGATTCAGCATATAGTTTGGAACCCCTGAATAAGTCCCTGCCGCTGTATCGTAAACCTTGAAGTCTATGTAATCGAGAGCTTCGCAATTTACCACTTCAGCCCCTATAAACTTTGCCCAAGGGTAAGTAGCTGTGTAGTCGATAGTGTTTGCCCCAGTTGTTACAGAGGCCTGAAACCCGGTATTCCTTGCAAATAGCTTTTTATTGGCGAAGGTCTTTCCAGCAAAAGGTGAAACTATAGGCGTAGGTGATTTGTTAGCTGAGCTTTGATAGTTCGTTTCAAAGTCGGTCTTGTTTGCAGTCTCATCTTCTTTGTGAATATAGGCGAAGACGTGGAGAGGGCCGTCAAAGGCCCCAAGCCAATATCTAGTGTCCATGTCTATACATTGAAGCGGAACCGACCTTGCCGCAATGAAACTTTTCATCTGTGACCATGTAAGCTCAATCATCGTCGCCTCAGACCAAGGTGTAGTAAATGAACCACTGAAAAGTAGCTACAGTGTTAGAGCCGGATTGAACCCTAAGCCATATTTTTTCCACCCCTGTAGAAGCAGATGAGACAGGGATGACTGTCCTAATGTTCCCGTTTTGAAATAGGTCAGAAGTCACCGACCCCGATGTCGGATCTGTTGCTGAATATGCTATGACAGTTGTGGCCCCTGTAGTGCCTGCCGATTGTCCCGAATTGTTTGCTCTTAGTTCATAGACTAGAGCCTTATCCTGTGAACCAAATAGAGCAAATCCTATGTAAAGCTGCTTTGCGCTAGGTATCGGTGAATTTGCAGAAGGTGAAGATAGTGCCCCGACATCATACCAGTCATCTTTGGTTGCGGTATTAGCCGACCCTATGAGATTCAATTCAAAGGTAGGTGTTATAACTACAGCCATTAATTACTCGTCTGTGTAGTTTATTGTGTAGGAACAAGACGCTACAGTCGAAGATTTTGATGTTATCTCTAACCACCAATGTTCAACCCCTGTACCCGCAACAGTAGATACATGCAAAGTTCCATTCTTGTATAAATCTTTGGTGATAGATTTAACTTTAGATGAGGAGGTCCAAGTATCTAATATCGTCGTGTCAGTTGTCAATTTGGTTCCTGCGCTTTTCCCTGCATTGTTTGTTCTAAGGTTAAAAGTACAAACCTTGTACGGCGAGGAGTAAATCACAGACCCAATCCATTCTTTGTAACCTGTTGGGATTAGGCCGAGGTCAATGAACAGGCTTGCACCTACGTTTATTGTACCTATCTTTTGAAGTGTGAAAAGAGAGGCCATTAGTATTCAATCCCTGTGAATGCTGCCCAGAGAGTTCCTTTTGCAATAGCCGACTCGTAGGTTACTTTTATCACGTCTGTAGCTGTAGCGATTGCGATACCGAAAGGTATAGGGATGGTTACTTGGCTTGCGTCCTGCCCATGTTGCTTAAGAGTTATTCTAAATTGAGTAACAAAAGAACCTCCCCCCGCTGTCTGCTTTTTTATCCTTACATAGATAGGTGATTGGGTGTCATAACTTGCAGTGAAACAAGTTAAAACAAACGTCTTCCCTGACGCTATCGTTCTAGTCATCCCCGTCATGTCTGTCTCAGTCTTCGAAGAGATAGACACTTCATTCTGATAAAGAATTGTCCCAAAAGTAGAAGATGCTGGTACTACAGTGACATTGGCCTCTACTCTTAGGCGATCCCCAGTATTGCCAATGATTGTCCCATCAGTACCCCCTTTGATCTTCATGTCATCCTGGGCACCGATGGCATCGCTAATTTCTTGACCGTAACCCATGCAAGATCCCTGCTAAGTTTTAACTTTCCTCAGGTGTTGAGTCCGAAGGCTCTACCATCCTGGCTGTCGAAAAGTCCAAGATGTTATCTTTTATTTTTGGGAGAAGGTTTTCAATCCATAACAAAGCTGGAGAGGCTTCCCTAACTCCAGAAGCATTGAGATTGAAAGTCCCCCTACTCAATAGCCCGATAACCACCCTGCACATCTTGTAGTCAAGGTCGGTAAAGGTCAAACCGTTGCCGGAATCTTGCATGGTACCCCCTTTAGCTTAGTTCAAAGATCCTTAAGTCACCCGTACCCGAAGCCATAACATGCTTCAAGGTGATTGCTGGCCCGATCCTCAAGCCTTCAAGCATTGCCCCCGAAGCAAGGCGTAATCCGGTAGAAGCAGTCACCGTAGAACCGCCGACAAAACAGTTTCCATTCAAGTTTTGAAAGGTGAGGTACTTCCGGTTTGCAAGTGCCGCTGGAAAGTTTGTCGCTGTAGTCGTTGGCGCTACAGCTGTCGAAAGGGCCGTGGTGTTTGCAAGAGCCGAATCGCTCGAACTAACCACCCATGGGCTTGTCCCTTGGTTTACCGTGATAGTAGATCCTGACACATCCACTTTGTCAGTAGCAAAAGCCAAGTTCCGAATGTCGAGGTCAGTGGCCGAGACAGTGATGCTTTCCAGAGCCGCGAGAGTGGTAGCGCCTAGCTCTATAGTAGAGCCTGACACGTCTACTTTGTCGGTAGCGAAAGCGAGATCTCTAATGTCGAGATCGGCAGCCGTCACTGCCAAGGAAGAGTTAGTGAAGTTGACCTTCAAAGCATCAGACACATGACCGATAGCTGTGCCGTCATCCCCTGCCAGGACGTATGAGCCGACAGTGCTAGACGCCGCAATCGAGTTAGCATCTGTCGGATCATAGGTCAGCTTGTCCATTCCAATACCCATAGGACTATCCCCCTAAAGAAAGTTTAAAAGACAGTAGGATTTCGGACCTTTAAACCCGTTCTTTAGTTCCAGGATACCACCTCAATTCTTTGGCTGGGGGATGGTGACTGAATATAGATGGTTACAGCCGGGGAAATGATGTCTAATTCTTCGACAGTGCCGTTTGGGTAAAGTGTTGCGTAGTTTGTCGAAGTCCCCCCAGAAGCGAAAGCATACCGCAATATTGCATTCCCCCTATTCGTCATTCGGTATCGTTTTACACCTACCAGGGAGAAACTTGTTTCTGTCGAAGGAGTAGGATCTGTCATTATTGTGGTGTTTAAAGGAGTTGTCACTCCCCCAGCCACCACCGTTCCAGTAACCTTCACTGCACCATTGTCGATAGGCAGGAAGTAAAACTTCCCCGTCCCCTCATCGTACCCAGCGGCGACAAGGCCCTTGTCTGTCAAAAGATTCGCTATCTGCTCGTTGTAGACAAGGCTCTGGTCTAAGTCTGAAGCTGTCGATGAGACAACAGTGGCATAAAGGGAGAATTTTATATTCCCGCCTGTGACTATCGCTTCAGCCACCACTCGATGGTGGATTCTTGTCACAAGGATTCTGAGGGTGGTTAAAACAGGGACAGTATCATCAATAAGGGGGTGGCCTACGAGGTCGAATCTCTCCCCGATGTCTCCCCCGGTAGTCGAGTCATAATAATTGATCTTTAAGGTAGCGCCTGGGTCTATGGATTCAATAAAGATCGAAGAGAGAATAGAGTTTCCCCGGATCTCTCCTACCTGCTCATAAGTCCCCGCGCCCCTTGTCTCTAACTCAAAAAATTCGCCTGAGGCAAATTCATTTAGATGGACAACAGGAGGCAAAGCCATTGCTTTAATCCTAAATTAAAAGGGGCTGTATTCATCATACAGCCCCTTTCGGCATCGGTCATTTCATGCTTATGGGTTAGGCCACATTGTAACCCACAACCACCGAAACATCATAGCCAGAAGCTAGGGCACCTTGCGTATGACCTTTGAAGTCACCGCGATACCACGAAGCAATCAACCATTGATCGGCAGGGGGTGTAGGATCTTGAACAGCCTTGACTCGAATCGGTCTACGGGTCGCCCAGTAAAACCGGGTCTTGTTGACCAAAGCAAACCGCGAAAAGGTGTTTGGCCCAGCCATGGTGTTGAAACCCGTAGCTGCGACATCATCCCGCATGTATTCAGAAATCACGATGGGGATACCGTCAAAGGCTGCCAAAGCCCCATTGAGAACCGTTGCAAGTGGCCCCATCTTATCGACAGTCACCACGTTGGAAAGGTTCATAAATTCATTGTAAACCTTGGTTGAAAGAAGCCACATAAGCTCCCTTGGGTTCACGCCATATTTCCCCATCTTCACGCGCATATCGCGCAGTGCGGTTTCGCCGACAGCCGCCGCTGCGAATGACTTGTTGCCGCCGTTGGCGCTGTTTGCCATCCCAAGTTTGATAAGGCCGTCCCAAACTTTGACAGCAAGATCTGCGCCACCCGATTGGGAGTCATAGTCTTGGTGGGTTCCATCAGAGTCGCCGTTGATAATGGCAGTCTCAACCGCCCGAATTTGGGCTTCCGTTACCTCAGACCGCGCAAGGCCTAAAATGTCCGGTGCCGAATCTTCGTTCAATTCCTCAGTCAGAGGGTAAAACTCGCTGAGTTTCACGGCATCAAATTGAATCTTGCCCGTGGTGAAGTTGGTTCCCGTGAGAGATCCGCCTTCAGCTTGTTTACGAGCAATAGTCGAGCCGCCTTTGGTCGGCAAATTGTAGGGGTCCGAAGGCATGTTGATTGCCTTGAACTTCGAGGCAACTTGGCGCTCAAGCTGGTACTCGTCGATGTACTGAGCCGAGACAGCTTCAGGCACCCACTCATCGCCCGCGCCCGCCGTGGTCGAACCGAAAGCCTTGATCCTTGGGACCAAGACTTCCTTGGCATAGCGGGTGTCAAGGACACCCTTCAGCTTCATGGGCTTGTCGCCATTGTCCACAATCCCATCAAAGATCTGACGGGAAAGTCGGCAAATGTCGATGTCCCTTTTAAGCTCAATCACAAGATGCTTGAGTTCTGCCGGAACATGGGCAAAACGGGGAAGGCCCGTATTCACTTGAAGCAAGTCTTTGACGTGTGGGACTCCGAAATAAAGGAGTGCCCTAGCCTCATCTGAGTTTGACCTTAGACCGCTTGGTGTCATCGAATTGCTTCCTTTCACAGTGCCGTTGAATAAGTTTGAATCCATATCTTTTTGGCGTTTTTCCACCTCGGCAATCCGAGACTCAAGCGCCTTTGCTTCCGCTTCAAGTTGTGCCTTGTCCATCGGGTCAATCCCTCTTTTTAAAAAGGCTTCTAGTTCATAGGTTTTCTAATCGCTTACGCATATTGTCTAACCGTTTCTTTAAACCGTCAAGAGCCTTTGCGTTTAGTTTCGATAGCTTATCCTTCAATTCTTGACTCAACATCGCATCGAGAGGGTCTTTTTCATCATAAGACGGGTCTGCCCCAAGCTCTAACTGTGCTGAAACAATCCGATTATGTACCGCTGCCTTAGATTCATCTTTACTATATTCATTGGCTGATTGCTTGAACCTCGCCCGCGCATCGTTCGCTCTTTCAACCGTATCGACTGGGTACTTTAAATTTACCGGGTCAGCATACTTTGAGAGATCTGTCGGATAGTCAGAAGGGAAAGTTAAGGAAGCATCCTTCAATATCTCAATCCCATATTCCTTAGATCTCCCTTCCAGAGCCGCCTTCAATTCCTCTTCGCTCATGTCAGCGGTGGGAGAAACCCCAGCCTTTTGGCTCTGGGTCTGAGCTTGATCTTGGGTGTCCTCAACTTGCTGTTGATCTTGTTGGTCTTGGCTTTCTACTGCCACAAGCCCGTCAAGCTTTTTAGACATCGCCTGTACTTCAGAGATGAGCGCCCCCAACAACACGTTGGTTTGCTTGGCGACATCAAGCATAGGGCTTCCAGTGTTGTCATTTGCTGCTTCTGTCCTGTCGGAAGACCCCTCAACCGTCACTTGGCTAACGCCATCTTGGGTAGCTTGCTTCTTAGCGAAAAGATCATCGGCTAGAGAGAAGAAAGCCTCATAGTCTTTCTTCATTGGGGTACAGGCCCCCTTTTCACCGCAAACATTGATGGCGATAGCTACAGCCTGGTCTTGATCTTTCCCCTCGTCGATTAACTTTCTTATCTTGTCACTCACGCATTGTTGGAAGTCTGAACCTTTTGAAGCTCCTCCCTGAGCTTTTCCATCGCCTTCCTTGCTTGAGTCTTCATCTCCTGTTGTCTGTGCTTTTCCTTCCTGATTGCCCTCTCCCTGTCCTTGATCTTGGCTTGTTTGCTCTTGTGAGCCGCCGCTCTCCTGCGTTGTTTGCGAGACTGCTTTTTCAACTTCTACATCCCCCGCATCAAGTTTTTTAAGCTCGTCCAGGCCTAGACCGAGGATCTCAGAGAAAGCCCCAAGAACTTCTTCGGGGACAGGTGTGACCATCCCCGCTAAAATTGCAGTTAAGTCTGGACTATCAAGCCCAGCCTTGTCAGAGATGGCCGAGATGATGTCTTCCTTTTTCAACCCATCATTCTTCTCTTTCTCATAGATAGCGTTTTGTACAGCAGCCGCTAACCAAGCTCCCTTCAAGTTTGCTTGGGGCATGGATTTACTGGAGATGTCAAAGAGAGAGTCTTGGTTCATAGGTACTCCCACAATAGACACCTCGTAAAGCTCGGCCTTGGTGATAGTATTCACCCCAGACTTTGTATCTGTCTCGCCGTCCAAAGGATTAAACCCTACAGAGAAGGCCCTGAGAATTTTTTCTTTGACCAGTCCCCTGATTCGATTAATTAGGGGGTCATCGAGTTTTGATAGTTCTGCCTTGATATAAAGCCCATCTTCCGTTGGCTTGATATCAACAGCCTTACCTACAGGGGTTCCGCCGAGCTGGGGGTCAAAGCCATGGTTATAAAGAATGATCGGGTTTTTCTTGTAATTGTCTAATTGCCAAGCATCGGGAGCTATCAGGTCATTGCCCCTATCTACCACCCTCTTATTTGCAAAACCTTCAATCAACACCCCGTTTCCGGTGTCATTCATCTTCACTTCGCCAACACCAAGCCAGAATTTAACTTTGTCCATTGGCTGTTTCTTTTTAGCCATCTCGATTTGCTCCTTAACGGGATTGATAGTTTAACTATACTCTAAAGAGTTTCCCCAGGTAACAGAGTGATAAGGGTACATCTACAATTTATCGTTTCAGAGGGATCTCCCCCGACATCTCTGGGCCAGCGAAGGCCGTTGGAGAAAGTCTCATCTGCCCCCACCACTTCGCCGCTGACTTTGATGTGAGAGTCTCTCACCCTGTCATCATCTGAGTTGAGCCAAGCCTTCTTGGTCCCTTCTATTGTCTCAGCGACATTGTTGAAAGCTGCCGCTTGTCCAATAGAGACAGCGGTTAGGGTTTCCGTCCTGGCTATTGTTGTCGCCTTTGCCAGCATCTCTTGAGGGTCGGCGAAGGTGTCAGCAATCGTCTTTGCGATCTCTTGAACCGTGAGATTTTTTTCCACCCCATCAGCAATGGTAGACATGATCCTGTCGGTATGAGTCTTGGAGACATTATCAAAAGTTTCTAGCCCCCTCTCAGACAAAAGAGCGTTTCTCTTCTTAGAGTCTCTGGCCCGCAACACTTCGAGCTTTGCGCGGTCTTGCTGGTTTACAACAAAATCTAATTGTTGATTGTATCCAAGGTCTACAGAAGAAGAGAGGGTTTTTGTATATTCATTAGTCCAGCTTTCAGAAAAATTGTCAAAGACAGCGAGGAGAGCCTTCTTCAATTTAGTCTTGGATGGAAGGTCTTCAGCCTTAACTGAGATAGACTTCTCAATCCCGATACTGGCCAGATACTTCTCAATGACTGGGATAGCCGCTTCAGACATCGAGACAAGGGTGTCCAAAGCTAAAGCCTTGAGAGCTTTCCCTGCTTTACTGCCCACTTCTTCATCTATGGCTTTATTGTACCCCTCAAACCACCCTTCTTTTCTCTGTCTAACAACATCGAGAAGCTTCTTGGTATTGTCTTCCTGAGCCGGGAGTAAAACACCTTGATTTTGAACCGGGGGAACAGACAAGCCAAAGCCTCCCGCTGGCTGAACCTTTGGCTGGGATACGAAAGGTGTATCATCTTTCGGGTCTTTAGAGGGTCTAACTTCCCAGACCATAGTTCTAACTTCGTTGACCGATAAACCCCCTGCCAACATCTCCTTGGCGGTCGTGGCCTTCTTCATCAAATCGTCTTTGAGAGCAGCGACCCCAGAGAGATCAAACTCAAGGAAGAAACCACCGGAAAGCATAGAAGAGAAGAATCTGTTTAACTCGCTCTCAAACATCTTGGCCGTAGGGATGAGTGTTGCTTCCCAAAAATTCTTGAGTGCGGTCTTAGATTCCTCAGAGCCTAGAGATCCTGCCTCTTGAAGCCCTACTTCATGCTTGGGTACTTTCAGAATTGAAAGGATTGTCTCCCTGTTCATATTGATCAGATCAACAAGGTTTTGATCCGAAATGCTGGCAGTAACAGGGGTCGCCTTCATCCCCTTTGGGAGAAGCATAGTTCTCCTTTGTTGCTTTCTCCCGCCATACGCAAGCTCAAAAGTCCTTAACTGCCTTAGAGCCTGAGTCTCATTCATCACCTTGTCCACTTCGACAATCAACCCAGGGACAGCTTGCCTAACATAGAAGTTATTCAAGAAGTCAGTTGAATACCGATTAAACAAGACAGACTTTCTCCCAGGGATGAATGGAGAAAGGCCCCACAAGAAAGATGAAGGGTTTGGCCTTCTGATATGGATGATGGATTGCGGGTCATAGAGTGCCGCCTTCCCATTTCGCTGGAAGATATCAGCCGTGCCAGAGTAGAGATAACCCGACAAAACTCCCCCTTGGTCGAATTTAATATCGACAAGAGAAGCTCTGAAAGGGACAAGCCAGTTGTTTGCTTTGCTGTACCAATTCACCGAATTTCCGAGCAAAGCATAGTTAACCATGTTGGAATAGCACCAAGACGTATAACCCTGCTTTGGATTAGGATTTTCAATCAAAGAGTTAAGAGGGTGATAATCTGCCGCCTCTTTCATCTGGCCGTCTTCAGTGTTTACCCATCTCATGACTCGAAGGGGTAGAGATGAGATCTTTGATGCTACAAGATCAACGATGATGAAAACCCAATCTTCCGTATAGAACAAAGACTCAATGGTGAGCATATCCGCCCAAGCCTTTACGTCTTCATTCCAAAGCTCATTGGAAGCCCCCGAAGGCTCTCCATCCCTCATGATGTCGTAAGACTTCATCTCTTCAGCTTCTTCCATCCTGTCGATGTACTTATCCAAGTATTGCTCTAAAGAGATGACCTTTTTTTCATCATCCATCGATTAACTCCTAAAATGGGCTGTCTTCCCCTGAGTCTATCAACATATCTTGATAGTATCTGTCAAAAGCTCCCAGATTCTTCTCTTTCGGCAAGTCTTCAAGGAATCTCACTTGAAGCTCGCCGCTACATTCATTAGCCGCGCTATAGGCTAAAGCTAGAGCTATCACTGTATCGTCATGCTCCCCATCGGGGGCAGAATATTTCATATTCCCTGACTCTGAGACTTCCACTTCATAAATCCCTAGCTCTTTCGTCAACACCCCCCAATTAGGGATGGACAAAACCTTCTTCTCAAAGCCTAGGCCCAGAAGGTTTATGATAGAACCCTTGGAGCTATTCGAGAAGGTAAAACCCTCAAAGTTGATCGGGAAGTGAGACAACAAATCATCAAGAACCTCCCCCACCCCTGTCTTATCGTGTCTTACAAGAAGGGTTGACTTGAATTTCTGGCTGAAGAGATAAAGCTCCTTAGCGGCGTCAACGTAGCTTATTCCGTGAAAACGCATGAAGCCCACTACCTTAAAAGTACCTACCTCAATAGCGATGAAGACCGCATAGTCTCTGGTCTTCGCCCAGTCTGCCCCTATGACCACCTCTTTTTCGGAAGCCTCATGGTGAGTCCAGACATCTTCTTCAATCTCTGGCCCGTAAGTGCAATCATCAACCCCCAGGAACACTGACCCGTCATCCACAAACTCAGCAAGATAATACTGCCTGAAAAGTCTATCTGGCAGAGTCTTCCTAGCCTCCTCGATTGCTTCCCTTGATACAAAAGGATTAGCAGACGTAGGGGCATGGATGGCTAAATGTGTGGGGTCAACACCCTTCTTCTTCGCCCAAAGCATCATGTCCCTGGCTTCGAGATACTTCTTCGAAAACCAATTCTTTTTCCCCAAAGGGGTGGACACCCACATCGAAGGCCCGCGAGTAAACATCTGGGTAGTCTTGGCCGAGACATAAGCTTGAAAAGGCATCTTGGCTGCTTCATCCCCCACTTGCCCGTCAATCCCTGGACCCTCTAAGTCCATGGGATTTTGAGTGTGAAGAAATTCAATCTCAGACTTGATAGAAGGGATCTTCACCCTCATCTTTGACTCTTGAAACTCACTGTAAGGGGCTGGAGGAAGGATCTTGTTGAAGTAGCTCATGCCTACAGCTGCCTGCCTGTAGATCGGCGCTAACCACCTCCACTTCCCCCCCTCTTTAAGCAGAGCCGCGCTAGATAGACACACTGAAGCTCCCAAGCTCTTACCGAACTTGGAACCGCACACCACAAACACCTCCTTCACACAGGGATATTGAAAAGCCCTCATGATTAGCTCTTGCTTTGGGCCATGAGCTTTCGGGGGATCAACCACCACTTCTAGTGTCTCTTCATCCATCAGTTAACAAAATCCTCTTCAGCCGGGGAAGGTAGGGACTCTTTCACCAAATCTTGAATCAAAGCCCCCCCTTCAGAGAGAGTTGTCTTGAAAACAATCTTTGGCCCCACCTGTACGTCTATCTTCTCCGAAACCTTCCCAATCAATCTATCAAGTAAGAAGTTAACCCTTGAATGGTCCCCCTCAACAACAGCCTTGAGCATGATCGAACAAATCATGGACTCAAGCATCGTAGGGAAAGGGGTCGCCAAGAAAGTCATCATCTCCTCTTTAGTCATCTGCCCAAACTTCATGATCATCGCCCGAATCAAAGTAGGGCTTGCCTTCACCCCATTGTCTTTAAAAAAATCTGGAGTCTTAGGTCGCCCAGCCGGATTTCCAGATTGCCCCGGTTTCCAGCTTGTCGATCTTTTCTCTCCCTTTTTAAACCTTCCATCATTTTTAACTTTTGTATCCTCAGCCATCTAATAACCCTATTGATTTTAAGATATGTAAAACAAGATTCTATACATTAAAAATGTATTACATTTTGGGCTTTTGTAATACACTCTACCCCCTATCTGTATTACATTCGGCTAAAATGTCATACATCCTGCTAAAATGTTATACATTTTCGGGAGTAAAAGCTAGGAAGGGGGTAACTAATAATTCTATGGACAATCTAAAAAGGAGAGGATAGGGTTCTGATCTCCCACACTAGAGAGCGTTAATTGTGTGTGATGCCATACCCCCTGCGCTTGAGTCATCGCAAGAGTGCAGGGGGTAAATATTTTCTATCCCTGCATGATGAAGACACCCCAAGCTAGAAAAGTCTTGTCCCAGCCCCCCAAGACCATCTCAGCATCATTCCCTGAGATGTTCCAGGAGCAATTGAGCGAACAAGACACCCTCGTAGCTGTCCAGAATTTCCCTTCAATCTCAAGCTCACCCCACGGAAAACCGTCCACCTTCATTCTCTGGACTTCGTAAGATCTGAGAAGCCTCATTCCAGGAGGCACATAGCTTCCAATCTCATAGAGAGGGAATGGCCTAACACTGATAGCAAAAGTCTTTCCTGAGATTGTCTTCATTTCAGTCAGCATTTAATTCCTCTTTTAGCTTCTCTCTTAGCTTTTCCCCTCCAAACTTTGACATAAGCTCCCACACATCAATATGATGTTTGACAGCTTCAGAGTCTTTCCCTTTTAACTGTTCTATAAGGAGAGAGAACAAAGCCTGCATCCCTCCTACAAGGACTTCTTCTATAGAGAAGTCATCATTCTTCTTTGAGTAGCTATAGATGCAATCTCTTACTTCCTGATAAATCTCTAATTCAGCTTTTCTTTCTTCCACTACTACTATCTCCAGTGTCTATTATCTTCACGATTTCATCTTGCCAGGAGACATAAATTTTCCCCAGTGTGGCGTTAACGTCCATACCCACATCGTCGAAAACTTCGTCTAGTTCTCTCTTCAAATCTTTGAGCTTCAATGGCTATTTGCCCCCTTCATCGCAAGAAGGAAGACAAGGGAGATTGCGACAATGTAAACCACAAGCAAAAGCACTAAGCGGAAAATTCTTTTGTCTTCATCTTGCAAGACTGACCCCCATGTGTATAACATCAGTGTAATACATAGGGGGATGTCTTGGAATCAAAGAAAGCATCATCGAAGCAAAAGTCAGTGGCCGTAAGGATGTCATCGGAAGACTATGGGCTTATTTATCGCCAAGCGATGAAGCATTGCGATGGAAACGTGTCGGAATACTTAAGAAGGTCAGCTTTGGAATGGAAGCCTAATGTTTCACATGAAACATCTTCGAGGAAAAAAACTACTAGAGATGAAGCCTAGATTTCGCGGGGGAGAAAGCCGCCTCTTCGAGCTAAAACGGCGCATCGGGATTCCCCGATTCTCCCCTTGTGATTGACCAATCACTGCTAAAACCCTACTTATAGAGTCCGTCTAAGTCCACCCTATTTTCGTCAATAGCTTCCAAAATTATGGCTCTAACTCTGTCAAGGATGTCTTCTTTAGAGACACCTTCACCATCCATCATTGAAACAAGGTCCAAATCTCTGGAGCTTTCATAAAGGATTTTCTCTTTGATCTCATAGAGTGCCGCATAAGCAGCATCCGCCTTTACCGCTCTAAGATGCTCCAAGCAATCTTGGGGTAAATCAAACTCAAGAATAGCTCTCATGTGGTATATCCTCGAAGGCCGCAAAGCATAATTTACACTCGTACATCTCAAGAAGCTCGCACCATTCAAACTCATGATGCTTACACTCTAGTAGATTATCGCCCATAGATAATCGCACCTCTTACAAGCTAAACCCTCTGCTAAAAATATGCTGCATTCTACCACCATCGGGTAAGAGCTTCCCCTTCTAACTGGGATGAATTTATGTCCCAAAGTCTCGCACAGAGAAAATGCCTTTTCTCTCCCCTCTTCCTGCTTCTCAAGATCTTCCGTCAAAGCCTAATACACCCTCTCTTTTTCTTCTTCACCTTGGGCTTTTCTTGCTCCATCTCCCCTGCATTCATTCTCGCATAGTCTGCGATGACAGCGGCATCAAGACAGCCTTGATGCGGGACTCTATCGAAGACGAAAGACTGAAGCCCCCACTTGTCAAAGCAGTACCTCTTTACCGCCTCCTTGGGATCTCCCCCCTCTTTGAAAGTGAGTAGCTTCTGCCATATCACTGGGGGGATTTTCATGGGTAAAATCCCCAGTACCCCCAGCGCCCCTTCGATCTGCCCTACCCCTCGCCCGAAGGTAAACATCGAAGTTACCCCCTGCCCAGGCATAGCATGGACCCCTTCGACCGCCACAAACGATTGAAAACCTTTAAAATGACTATTAACCGTTTCTATGACTTTGTAAGGTTCTACGCCATCGAATGCACAAATTTTGAGCAACTCCCCATGCTCCCCCAGTACCGAAACACCCCCTTTTTTCCCCGGATCAATTCCCCAGTAAATTTTAACGCCTTCATAACTTCTTAAAATTATTGACTTTCCTGATTTCCCTGGAGTAATCAATGACTTTGTTGCAACCCCCTGTAATCATTGTGTTATCAAAATGTCTTTTCTTTTCATAGACTTAACCCCTAAAATGACCTACTTCCCCCCTCCCAACAAATACAGTTGAAATTATTGACCTTTTAGCAAGTCACTGATATAAAAAGAAAATACGACCCTTAACCCACTAAAATTTATTATGCACAATATTTATACACTTTTGTAACACATTGCAATAGTTCAACAAAAAGTTATCCACAGGCCATTTTTCTCCCCCCTCTATATATATATTATTGGGGAAAATTTTTAAAAAAATATAGGGGTGTAGATACAGTGTAGAATAGTCGTAGGGAAGATTTTTTTAGTCTTAGAATAATGTTTAATATACATTTTATACCTCATTTTTACCTGTACCGCTCCTAGCGTTTTCTTGTACACCTACTTATCTTTACCAATTTGACTGTTGATCCTGTGTGTGGGGGGTATATGGAGCTTATTGAAAGAGTTGCTGGGTCTTTCATCGAATTGATCCCTGAGATGGTGAAAGCAAAAAGGGCTGGGGTGATGATTCAAACAAGTGGCTCTCCAGTGTATTTGAAGCATGTGAATCTCTACTCCACGATAACCAAATTCTTAAGGCCAGAAGCAAGGCGAGAATTTTTGAAGAGGCACGTTGATGACATCTTGGAGATCGAAGACCCAGCTTTTGCGCCCCCGCTACTTGCTGAGATAGACAAAAGGCTTAAAGGATCAAAAAAGGATTTTTCAATGAGTGATAAAAAAGAGATGGAGAGAGTGTCAGGGGAAGCGTACTTCAGCGACTCAATCAAAACCCCTCTTTCAAAGATGAAGCTCATCATCAATCTGCGAGATCTCAAAAAATCTTTTCTCTATGACACTGAGAGAGATCTCGTCCATCAATACGATTACGAGATTATCAGCAAAAGGCTTAAGTCAATTCTGGGGGATTCATACGACCATTGGGTAGAGACTAACTCGGAAGATTGTGTTTTAGAGTATCGCCCAATGTATAGCCCCAGAATCCATTATGCTTACGAGATAGACCAAAAGATTTTCAATTTGTGGACAGACGCCGAGTATAAGAGAGATGGCTGGGAGATTGATTTCAAAGCAGAATGCCCGCCAGAAGTTTTAGAGTTTCTTGCAGCATTTGCCCCCCGCGAAGATGACCAGAGAGCTTTGCTTTCGTGGCTGAGAGATTCCACTTTCGATAGGGCTGAACCAATTCTCATTCTGTGCGGTAAACCAGGGGTCGGTAAAAACATCTTTGTGGAACATCTAGCGGCATCATTAGTAGGTAGACACAATTACCGCTCTGCAAGCAGGGGCTTCAATCGGACTCAGTTTCATAACAATGTCAGTCAGTGCCGCCTTTTCTTCCTCGATGAGATGTCTCTTTCTCCTGACACTAGAGAGACATTGAAAAGCTACCATAACGGAACAGCCACCATTGAAAGAAAGGGAAAAGATGTTGGAGATCCTGAAAAGATTTATGCTTCCTTTGTCATTGCCAATAACCATCCAAACAGAGTCAAACTTGAATTTACTGACAGAAAATTTTACGTCCCTATCTTGTCGCAGACTCCCCTACCTGAAGCCATTACCAAAGCTAAAGTCGATAGATTGGTGGAGCTATGCAAAAACTCAGACTTCCTCAGACAGCTTGCGAGCTACCTCTACATCACCTTTAAATCTCAAGAAGCTACAAACTTCCCTAAGAATCCTTTTTTCAAAGATCTCTGCATCAACTCATACCCTTTTTACTTCCGCCGTTTCCTTCACATGGTTTTTGCTAAGGGGGAAGTTAGTGCGAAAGAGTTCAACAAAGCACAAAAAACCTCTGTAGATCTTTTCGATTTGAGAGATCACATCCAACATTACGAGTCTCAATTTTCAGAGTATCTTTGTGACTTCCACATCCATGAGAACGGGACATGGACAGCGGTAAGAAAGAAAATGCCCCTCTCTGTCAATTCAGAGAGAGGCTCGATTTCGGAGATCTGCTCTAGCAGCATGACTAAGAAAACAGAAGCCAAACACCAAGAAGAAAGGTACTTGTAGCACATGAGGGTATGCTACCTAGACTTCGAGTATAACGGCATTTCAGAGAAAAAATTAAATCTCGTTTGCGCCTCTGTCCTTTGCACAGATAACGGCTATGTGAAATTTACCAGAGATTTTTGGCTCTTTGAGAATCCTTCCAAAAAGAAAGAGGCCAGAAATTTTTTCAAGAAGCTGATTGACGAAGGCTATGTTTTCGTAGCTTACGTCATGGAAGCAGAAGCAAGAAGTCTTCTCTCCCTTTTTGATGGGGACACCTCTTGGCTATCCACTTTTCGCGCTATAGATCTTTATCTCGAATATCGCTGTCTCCTGAATCAACATCACAAATACGCTTACGGCGAGCAGTACATCAAAGGCAAAGTCATTAAGACTGTCCCCCCACCCCCGAAATGGGAGCGCAGTGACTCTGAGGAAGATGAAGCTCACCACAAGCCTGAGTATTCCCTCGCCGCCGCCACTTTTAAAATACTTGATGAAAAAATAGACACCGACCACAAGACGGCTATGCGGGACATCATCATTCGGGGGGGTAGGGCCGAAATTCAAGCCAACATGACCCCGATTACCGAATATTGCGCCTCAGATGTCAAAAACCTGCCCAGGATGCTCTTGGGGATACGGAAAGCACATCTCAGTAGCCTTGACCCTTCCTTCGATTTAAAGGGGGATTTTGAAGGTCTGGAGGAGAGAAGGGAAAAAGCCAAGGCCGAATGGCTTAAAGCAGCTATTTTGCGGGGGGACTATGCGGTAAGAACAGCAAGAATGCTGGCCCTGGGATACCCGGTCAACATGCAAAAGATTTCCCTTTTTACGCAAAATATTTCGTCAATCCTGGCTGAAGCTGCTTCTCACTGTCTTGAAGTCGCCCCCGAAGTTAAAGCCTTCCGCTGGGCCAAGAAAGACCAGAAGTGGACGATGTGTGAGAAACCCATTAGAGATTGGGTAGCATCTCAGAAGCTCCCGCACTGGCGCATGACTGACGGGGGCAAGTCAAAGGTCAAGAAGTTGTCTCTATCGAAAGATGCTTTTAGAGACTGGTTTGATAGTTCTAGCCCTGGCTTTGCTGGAGCTTTCTGTCGCTACCTCAAGACTAAGCAATCCCTGAATGGCTTCATCGTTTCAAAGACATCTAAAAAAGGGGTCTTCACTGACTTTGTGGGGTCAGACAATAGGGTCAGACCTTACTTTGGAATTTATGGTTCTCAGACTTCAAGAAGTCAGCCTGGTTCAATCGGATTCATTCCGCTGAAGGCGCATTGGATGCGAAACTTCCTTGAAGCTCCCCCAGGCAGAGCCTTGTGCGGTATTGATTACGCCAGCCAAGAGTTTTTGATTGCTGCGATTCTCTCTCAAGACGCAAAGATGATCGAAGCGTATGAGTCGGGGGACGTTTATCTAGCCTTCGGCAAAGACGCTGGACTCATTCCAAAAGACGGCACAAAGAAGACTCACCCGATTGAAAGAGATTGCTGCAAGACAACAGTTTTGGGGATTTCCTACGATTTGACAGCAAAAGGTCTTGCCCCTCGCCTGTCTGCAATTACAGGGAAGACCTACACTGAAGTTCAAGCTGAAGCCTTGATCGATCTCTTTTACTCCACTTACTCAGACTATGAGGAATGGAAAGTGGGGGTGAAAAAAAAGTATCAAGAAGACGAACATCTCATGCTCCCCGATGGATGGGTTATGTGGGGGGATCAAGAAAATATGCGGAGCGTTGGCAATTTTCCGGTGCAAGGTCATGGTGGAGTCATCATGCGGGAAGCTGTGAGACTCGCCCAAGATCAAGGGGTAGACATTGTTTTCACGCTACATGATGCACTTTACGCTGAAATTGACTCCTACGACATGAACGCAATAAAGACGTTAATGTCAGCGATGCAACAAGCTTTTCAAAACGTGATGTCGCGCTATGGGGTAACATCCCCAATACGCCTTGAGGGGGAGGTGTGGTCTAAGGATTACGCTACCTTACCTTGCTCCCCGCCTGAAAATGTAAAAATGTTGTGCGAATATACAGACGAAAAAGGACAGGCCGATCTTGATAGATACCGCAAATATTTTTGCGTAGACAATACTTTATAGAATTTGGTAAAGACAAATATTCTACTTAGCCAACATGCAAAAAAGGAGTATGCAACATGGCATTTAAGAAAGTGGCGACATCGAGAAAGTATTTCAAATATGCAGACTGTAACCCTGGGGATGTTCTCGTAAATGAAGGGACTTATGTTGGGCCGGAGGAAGGTAGATATGGGGTCCAGCACATCTTCAAACAGCGAAACGGGGAAATTGTCTGTCTCAATTCTTCGGGGCATCTCAATTGGCTGATTGAAAACCACGTTAGCCCCGGCGTTGTTGTGAATATTCTTTATAAAGAGAGAGTCACCCTGACCAAAGGCCCGATGGCTGGGAAAGATGCTCACAACTTTGAGCTAGAAGTTGAGGAAGTTGAAGAAGGAGTTTCTGCAAAAGGGAAAGTCCCGACTGAGAAAGCTCCTCCCCCCGTTCAAGACTTTGAACTTGATGAAGTCACACTATAAACTCTGAGGGTTAAAAATGGCTGGCCCCATGAAAAAAGTTTCTGGGGACAGAGGAGACGGCCTTTCGCCGTCTTCGATGTCTCTTTTTATGTCTTGCGCTAGAAAATATTGGCACAAAGTAAACGACACCCCTTACGACAAAGACTATGAAGACGAGTCTGAAGCTCTGCAAGTTGGTAAGGCCTTTCACAAGGTTCTTGAAGACTGCAAGCATGAGCTTTCGGGGATCTCTTTTTCTTCAGTGATGAAAACTTGCACTGAGTTTTTTGAAGATGCTGAGAAATTTGCGCCGATGATCTTTGTTATGTTGTCAAAATACAAGATCGTGCATGAAAGGGCTGGGCTTAAAGCTTTCGCTTGCGAAGTGAACATCAATACCCCTGACTTCTATGGGTTCGTCGATGTGATCTTGACGGGGAAAAATGAGGAGTGGTGGATAGGGGACATGAAGACAGCTTCAGGTTTGGCTGACGGTCTAGCTCTTACCCTTCCAGGTCATCCCCAGTTAAACCTTTACGCTGCCCATAAAGATCTTCTCGCTTCGACATTGAAGCTCGATCCTCAAAAGTTTATGGGATGCCGCTATAGGCTCACCACAAAATCAAGACTCATCAAGAATGCGAAAGAAGACAATCAAGCTTTTCTGGCTAGACTTGCAAAGAGCAGCATACGCTCTTTCGACTTCATAATTCCTGCTAGAAATCTGAAAGTGAAAGCTGTCTCTTCTCTGCATCAATCTATTAGAAAATTGACAAAAGATGCAAAGGGGTCCGACCAAGAAAACTACCCCCCAAACTTCTCAAATTGCACTCAATACTATCGCCCATGCTCTTACTACAGCCAGTGTTACGGGTGTCTTTATAGCGATGGGGAAGTGGAAATGGTGCAAAGTGAGTGACAAAGAAGAAGTCAGCAAGGGGGTTTTTGCGAGATCCTTAGATATCGTCTCTTTCTTGAAAGATCGGGATAAAGATTCAGATGTTACTTTATACGACATGATGGGGTCTTTGCTCATGGCATCTGCGATAGTGTATGCAGACACTTTAGACCTTGCAGACGAAAAAACTCTTTTAGAAATTTTCGATAAAATTTATGCGCCCATGCTGAAAGACTTTGTTCATACTGTGATTAAAGAGGGGAAGAAAGAGACTGTATGGATGTGACCCTTTACCCCTTCCAAGAGAAATGTGTTGAGTTTCACTTAGCCCATCATTACACCTTGAATTGCTGTGAGATGGGGTTAGGTAAAACTCTTGTAGCTTTAGAAGCTGCAAAAAGAACCGCACTCAAGACACTCGTTGTAGGCCCTGCCTTTCTTGAAGGGGTTTGGAAGAGAGAGTCAGAAGTAATTGGGATAGAGGTAGATTTCATTTCTTACTCTGTGCTTCACAGAGCCCCCCCATCTACTTTGATGCAATATGGATTCGTCATCGCTGAAGAAGTCCATTACTTAAAGACTCCGACAACAAAAAGGACTCATGCTTTTTACGATCTCATCAAAGGAGTAAAACCCCCGTATTTCGTCGGATTGACGGGGACTCCTATAAAAAACCGTCTCCCCGATTTCTGGACTCTCCTAGCTTTCTGTAATTTCAACCCCCAGGACACTAACGGGTTGAGAATGACCGGGGAATATAAGAGCTACCATCGCTTTGCGAGACACTTCTGCCACATGACAGAACTAAACATCTCAAATCGGAGAATCCCCAGATATGGGGCAGTCAAGGATGTGATGATCCCAGAGCTTAAAGCTCTCTTAAAAGACAAGATGATCCGTTTCACAGTGGAGCAAGTCCTAAATGATCTCCCAGAAATTACAAGACAGGCTATCCCTATTCCTCTTTCTATTCCTGGCGATGCTAGTCTTTTGGAGATCTTCAAGGAGTACACATCTGGGAGAAAAGCTGACATCTCAGCAAAAGTAAGGTCTGCATACCTTAAAGCCCCCTCTACTGCGATGTATTGCAAAGAGCTATCGGAAGGAGGGTCAGGGCCGTTGCTCATTTTTACAGACCATATTGAGTCTGGGGCTTATATCGCAAAAGACTTAGGGGCTGAGTTTATCTCAGGATCTACCCCTTCAAAAGTCAGGATAGAGATTGCTGAGAGGTTTCAACGGGGAGACATGCCTTACCTTGTAGCGACTATTGGTTCTATGTCTGTAGGCCATACCCTTACAGCGGCGAAACATGTCATCTTTAACGATCTCTCTTGGGTTCCAGCCGATAATCTTCAAGCCGAGAAACGAATCCATAGGATTGGACAGAAATCAGTTTGTTTCGCCCACTATGTCGAGTCTACCCCGACAGATAGCTACATCCGAAAGACTCTTTTCACAAAGATGGACACAGTGAATAAAGTTCTACAGTGACAGCGGTAAAGTGAAATAGGTATAAAGAAGAAATTCCTGGGTAGCTCAGTGGTAGAGCTTCGCACTGTTAATGCGACCGTCATTGGTTCGACCCCAATCCCAGGAGCCAACATCAAAACAGGAGTAATAGAGATGAGTGGAAGAGTGTCAGAAAAGTATGTCCAGTATCTTGAGACTCAACTAGATATTGCTGAGACAGAGAATGCTAAACTCAGAAGCCAAGTTGAGAGGCTTAAAGCAGCGAAGAAGGCAGGGGCAGAGAAAGAAGCTGGCGAGGGAGCTACAGCTTGAAGCCATTAGGCGTTCAAGCTTTTTTCTGCACCGATAATCCATCTTCTGAGTAAAGAAGATTTGTTTCCCCCAGTCAAAACTTTCGCTACTCTATTGAGAGAATCGTATTGCTCTGGGGTGAGCTTAAAATTCACAAGCTTGGATTTTTTCTGTGAGAGTCGTGGTCGATATTTTCCTCGTTTTTGAGTTTCTCGCCGCATGGTGTCTTTTCTCTGCGATTCTTGCACTTCTTCTCCACCCCTCAAAACCGACAGCAAAGACATTCTCTATCCTTTTAGTCTCCGCTGCTATTGGCCCCATTGTGCCCCTGTTTGTAGTCTTCTACTTCCCGGTTATAGCTTACAGAGCTTTTAAATAGCATAAAGAAAAGTCTTTACACTATAAGTTTTTGTACCAGTTTATTGAAGGCTTGGAGTAATTCTTCTTTAGCCACTTCGGGGTCACTCAAGATCTGATTCGGGGAGAGAGGGACAAGGATTGAGATAACTTGCCCGCCTTTTTCTGAGATCCTGATATCAAAGACTCTCTCAGACGGGGGTTCTTTCTTCTTTTTAGGATATAAGTCTAGGGAATCCGACATTAGCTGTCTTCCTTATCTCATCCATGGATTGTTGAAGAATCCATCCGGGGTCAATCTTCCTACCCTTGGGGAGGCAACATTCATCATGGCCGCATATCAAATCTCTATTTCCCCCTTGTTCAAGGAAGAAGGAAAGAATTTGGGCAAGCGAAAGCCTTTGGGCAAGGGTGGCTTTGTGCCAGTATGCCAGCACTCCTCCGACCGTTTTGCCCGCTACAACATCCTGGGGAGGGATTGCTGACCCCGCATAAAGCCCGACTGTTTTACCCGTTACAACATCTTGGGGAGGGATTACAGTCCCCGCATAAGATCGGTATTCCCCTTTCTTGAATTTAAGCTCCCCCCAAGAGACTAGAGCTACCCCCAAGAAAAAGTGGTTCGGGGAGTACCCCTTCCAGAAAGCCCTTCCTGCATGCCACACCGATTTGGTGAGGGAGGTCATTTGGTAGACTCTACCATCTCTGTCTATTATCAAGTGATAGCCGAGATCTTTAGCCAGAAGCTCAGAGACAGCACCTTCAACGCTAGGCCCCGCTGTATAATGAACTACAACACCTTTCGGCGAAGGGATAAACTCACCTTTTGCCGTTTTGTCTAAAGAGACTGTCGAGGCAATATGAGGGTAAAGAATTGGGTAAGGCTTTTGCTCAAGATTGCTCATAGAGCTATGCTACCCAAAAAGGGGAGATCGTTAAATGAGAGATTGCTTGGTACAATCTTACATACCAAGCCACGTAGGTCTTATGAGTCTCCACCACCCTCAACAGTCGAGCCGGGGGTGATCACCCCGGAGCTTGACAGCTTCAGTGAGTTACAGCGTAAGTAATCAGAGCGCCGACAGATACCCCAAAAACAATTCCGCCGAAAACAAACTCAGGTTCTTGCCAAAAAGCCACTTGAGAGACTTTAGCGACATCTGAAAGAGAGTCTTCAATGAACCTTTCTTTCGATGCAAGTGAGGCTCTGCACCTTCTATAATCGAGAATGGCATCCGCAATCTTTTTTCTCTGTTGCGGAGTATAGCACCTAAGATCTGGCTCAACCCTGGGCACCTCTGGGGAAGCTGGCTCTGTGACTTCTGGCCCTTCTAAGATCTCGTCATCATCTTCTAAAGTGTCTTGAGCTAAAGACTCAGAAGAGAGGGAAAGACACAGTAAGAGAATTAAACCCTTCATTGCTCCCCCCCTACCAAAGCCTCAACAAACTTCTTGGCTTTCATCGGGGATATCTTTTTTGTAGCGTCAGCGAGTCTCACTTTGTCGATAATAGAGCGCACAGTTTGAGTGAAAGTCCCACCTTCTGGTATCTGGTCCCAAATCCATTCTAGTTGAGCTTCAGTCAAAGTGATGGAGACAGGAGTGCCAACCCTTGGTCGCCCTGCTTTAGTTTTCATCTTCATCCTTTCATTTCTAGGTTAGTAAGACTCGCCGCTTCTATCAAGTGATAGCGGTCAAGAGCCTTCTTGTAAGTCTTTTCTACTACCCTTCTTCTAAATGAGATGTTGCTAGTGTCCAGCCCTCTATAGACTGCGTAATGAGCTTTCTCGCTTGTGAGATAAGTTTCCCTTACTACTAAATACTCTCCAAATCTTTTAGAGTTTTTGAAGTACATCATCCACCCCTAAGAAAGTCAGAGATGATGCGACTGAGAACGATCAACAAAAGCCCCGCCGTTACAGCCAGGAAAACTTCTGCGAAAAATTCAAACATCTCCCCACACCTTTCTTATCAAAGTTCTGGCATATAAAATCTGTCGCGGGGTAAGTCTTCCGTGATCCCTCCAAAAAATGTAGAGGGATCTCAGTGTCAGATAGTCGGGATTAGTACCGAAAGCGAGATCATGTTTACCGCACCCCAGGTTATGAAAGTCATGGGTGAAGCTTTCCACCGCTCGATGAGTTAGCAGAGTATGGTACAGGGGGCCATACTCCGGGTATTTTCCTGTCAATTCGTAAGTCTTCATAAAACCGCCTTTTATGCAAAATCGGTGCATAACCCCTCTAGCAGGGGGCTTTGATTGCCAAGTTCTTGAAAGGGGCTGCCCAAGTCTTGTTCCAAGCAATTAGCTGCTTTTTGGACCCGCGCTGAGCATCGCTAGGGCTTACAAGTCTTGCATGTTGCTCGCCCCCGACATCGAGAAATTCGAGGATAACACCCTCTGCAATCACTCTACCGTCTACGATGTTGAGAACTTGTTGGTTGATTTGGAACATGACACCCCCCTAGAGTTTGTTGACAGGAAACATCTTTACCCTACCGTAAAGATGTTGTCCACTATATTTTAATGTTCAAAGTTGGGTTCCCGAAGCTGTCACAAAGGCCCGCTTTCTCTGCTGCTCAATACATGAGGGGTGACTTTCATAATTAGGCACTAAAATTTAGTTGACAATACCCTCCCCTTGTTTTACAAAGAGGGGGTCGGAGAGATGAACCAAACGAAGGGAGGGTAAAGATGAAACTGAAACAAGGCGCAATAGAGATCGTGTCTGGGCCTGGGGCTTTTAAATTTGAAGTTTGGGCAGAAGGGGAAAAAGTCATCACCTTCATTTTCTCTCGCCATACGTCAAAGAAGGGGCTTGATATTACCGCTCGCTACAAGCTTGCTTCTGAGACTGCTTGGAGAGACTCCAATTGCTGCTATTTTAAAGATATGGTCCAGAGCATGTTTCTTTTGGCTCAAAAAACCACTAAAATTTAGTTGACAATACCCCCTTCTTGTTTTACAAAGAGGGGGTCGGAGAAATGGGCCAAACGAAGAAGGAAGCTAGAAAATGAAAACGATTAAAGCAGTAATTGTCTTTAAAGATGGCGATATCGTAGAGAGCAGTGCCAGTAAGAAAAAAGGCCGATGGTTGATCGGTGGCGATGTCCCGCAAGCTACTACCAAATGTGGCGGTACGATATTCATCCACTCGAAGGGAAATATTTATCTCTTAAAAGGTAATAGGTTAATCTTCCAGGATTGCGAACGTCCCAGCTAAAAATACCCACTAAAATTTAGTTGACAATACCCCTCTCTTGTTTTACAAAGAGGGGGTCGGAGAGATGGATCAAACGAAGGAAGCTAGAGATGAAACGCAAAGAGTTTACAGACTGTGTGAAGATGGCCGCAAGCGAAGCCCACTTACCGCCCTACCTGTCGCTGACTGTTTTTGACGGATGCGCTTTTGACAGCAAACAGCGATTTGTTACTAGGGAGCAAGTAGCAAGCCTCATTCGCGGCGAATGTATCACCTTCGGGGGAGAGATCCTTCATCGTGAATTGGAAGAGGTGAGGCTTCTCAGCAAAAGATTCACCTTGGTAGGGTAGCCCATTTAGGGCACCCCCACACACACTGAAGACATGGAGACTATTGGTTATGCTCTTTCAGAAGTTTGATGTCGCCCTCCTCCCATCAATCCGCAAAGTCATGTTGGAGTGTGTGAAAACAAACTCCCCCCTACCCGAAGAGATCTCAGATATCTTCACTTTAGAGATTGTCGAAGAAGACGGGGTGAAAAAAGGAATTGTGGATTTCGTAGAAGATTAGTAAAGACGTTTTCTCATCGAAGTTTCCTTTTAGTTTGGATTTTAGGGCTTCTCTCCGAAAGGGGAGGGGCCAATTTTAAGAAAAAGGGGGTTTAAAAATGCCTTGGTTTCTAGGGAAAAATTATCTGATTCGTGGCGTGACAATGTACTACACAGGAAGGCTGACTTATATCGGGGAGAAGGAACTTGTTCTCGAAGATGCAGCGTGGGTCGCTGACACCGGGAGATACTCCCGCGCTGTCGAATTTGGCGAATTGTCTGAAGTTGAGGCGATAAAAGGGCCTTGCATTGTTGGCCGAGGGTCGATTGTCGATGCTGTTGAATGGCCTGAAGGCGTCCCTCTCCCGCGAGTGACGAAGTGATCTCCCAAACCTACCTTCGCATAGGGCATGAAAAATCTGAGTCGTGGTCTAGGTCGTGGTCGTGGTCATGGCCATGGTCGTGGTCATGGTCGTGGTCTAGGTCGTGGTCGTGGTCATGGTCGTGGTCTAAGTCGGGGTCTGGGTCGGGGCGGCGGTCGCGGTCGCGGTCGTGGGCGCGGTTACGGCATCGGTCATGGTCGAGGTCCGGGGAGCATTAGATGAATCAATCGTTGCTACGTCTAGTCTATGAAAAGTCGCTGTCAGGGTCGCGGTCGCGGTTGTGGTCGCGGTCGCGGTTGTGGGCGCGGTCTGGGTCGCGGTCGCGGTCGCTGTCGCGGTCGCGGTCGCGGTCGCTGTCGCGGTCTGGGTCGCGGTCGCTGTCGCGGTCGTGGTCAGGGTCGCT